AAAACTGTGTTAAACTACTTTTATTGTAGCTTGACACAGTTTAGTTTACACTCTCCCCTTCAACAGTCTGCCAGTTCACAGGACTGAAAGATTGTGAGGGCAATGAATTGTACGAACATGATGTTATCAAGAATTATCCTTTTATTCCATCAGAAATTGTATGGTCGGAAGAGTTTAGTGGGTATTACCTCACACATGCTAATGGAAAGATTTATGAAAAACCGTTAGGTTATTATCTTTCATTAGGTAAATTCATATTTGTTGGCAACAAATTCGATGAGGAGAATAATGTATGAAAGAAAAGTTTTTTAATTTCTTCAAATCAGTCGTATGGCTCGTCTTAATTTTCATTATAGGGGCAAATGGTTTTAGGATTTCTTTCAGCTTAGGAACTCCACACAAAAAAGAAGAGTTTAATATAAAAATATTCACCAAGAAAGGGCATGACTATCTGCTTGTGGACACGAAACACGGAGTTTGTGTTATTCACGCAGAGAGCTGTCCTTGTAATAAAAAGAAGTAGCGTATGAAGATAAGAACAGCAAAGAAGATAATGAACTACTATAAAAGATTTTATGGTAGCAAGTATTGGCTTTGGCGATGGGGTTACTATTGCGGAATGAAAAGTATAGGAAAGAACGCAGGAGACCACCGCATCATCAAGGCGATAAGTTTAACAAGTAAAAAGAAGAAAAACGATGAAGAAGGAAACATTTGACTTCTCAGAGGCTCTGAGAAGAATGAAGGAAGGGAAGAAAGTGAGAAGAAACGGCTGTTATTTTAGTTTGTCTATAAACAAGTATAAAGAAATATCCATCTTGTACCAACAAAGTTCCATAGAATCATTCACCCATGTTGTACCACATTATTGGCATTTCTTTTCCTTGGATGATATTCTTGCAACAGACTGGGAGGAGGTGTAAGGATGGAAAAGAAAGTATTGACCCTCACCGTCAGCAAGCAATGGTTCGACATGATTGCTGCTGGTAAAAAGACAGAAGAGTATCGGGAGATTAAGGGATATTGGGCATCCCGACTTGTAAACCAGCAAGCCGAAGGCGGCGAAGTGCTTTTTGATGAGTACGGCGGTTATTGTTGTGTGACAGGTAAACCGGAATACAAGCCATTCACCCACGTTCTCTTCATCAATGGCTACCGAAAGGATAGCCCACGAATTGAGAAGGAGATTGAGAGTATCACCATCGGCAAGCCGAAGAAAGGTCTTTGCCCAGGCAAGTGGTTGGATCATGAATTTTTCATCATCAAGTTCAAGTAATATGGATAAGACAACAGAACTATCATATAATCACCTCATTTCGCAACTCAGAAAAGAAAACGCTGATTTGAGGAATGAGGTGCGAGAATTAAGGAAGTTGCTAACAAGAAAAGGTGACAAACCGCCTAATTAACACTCCGTAACACCATGTTAAAAGCAGTTTTTGCGTTTTTCTTGTCAAATTAGCTTCCTGTAGTTTTCGGTAACATTAGTTAAGTTAACGAAACGGCAAATACTTCACATAAGCCTTTCTAAGCTGCTCTATTTTCTTCCCCATATCCTTATATCATTTTTCAGAAAAAGCCTTATATAGAGGAAAATAGGTTTTATTTAACACTCTAGTAATCAATAAGTTATATAAAGTTAAACAAGAAAAATAATGAGGTTAAAATTTGGTCAAATGTTAAAAAATGACTATCTTTGCACCATCAAAAATAAAATAACAATTTAAAAGATAAGAGCAATGAAACAGACAATAAACGTATCAAACAAAGCTGAGGTTGTAGCAGCAGTTACAAGTGATTTTGATGGAGGTTATAACTATTTCGAAGGTGACATTCGTAATGGTAATCTTAGAGCGCATGTAACTAACTGCTTCCATGGTAACAAGTTGAGAATCCAGATTACCTATTGGGAGGATGGCAAAAGTGTGGCAGTTGAAACCGCTTCAACATGTTCAACAGCAAAGGGAATTGTTAGTAAGGTTTCTAAATTTTTAGATATTAAGTAAATAAAAAGGTAACGACTGGTCCAACCAACTAGTCACAATAAGAGCAATGAAATGTTAGACAGAACAAACATTCACTTTAAGAAAGCAGTAGAAGCTATATTAGAAAAGATAAAAAGAAATAAGGGGTATGTATCGTTAGGTCTTGATACAGATTACTTATCCATCTGTTTATTTAAAGACGACAGCGAAGTTTTTTATCAAGACATGATTTGTAATTTTCATACTAAAGAAGAAATCCGTCAGAAGGTAGATAACTTCAACAAAATGTATTACGCATGCAGACAATTAAAAAAGAAAGGAGGTCGCCATGAGTAAGGAGTACATTGGAACAGATTGCTATAATCGCAAGATGGAACTTTACCATATCGGCAATGAAGTTTATTGCGACCACATCAAAAACGGAGTTGTCGTCAAGACAAATAGCATCACTGTAGATAACCGCATTCTTGGGTTGTTTGGCAGTCCTCATACAAGCGGAGCATATATCTACGATGAGATAACAAGAGTGTATGGCAAGAAATTGTAATAACTGCATATAAAAAGTAAGAGCAATGAAGACAGACAACGTTTTAGAGCATTTCGCTGAAATGATGATTTCACGAATGCAAAAGATGAAGGCAGGAGATTGGAAGATGGGTTGGTTTACTACATCTTATGGTGGGAACCCAGTGAACCTTGGAGGGCGTGAATATAATGGAATGAACTCATTCTTCCTGTTCCTCTTCATGATGGACGAAGATAGATTCAAATATCCTATCTTTGCTACCTTCAATCAGATAAAGGCATTAGGAGCTAGTGTGAACAAAGGAGAGAAAAGCTTCCCTGTTCTGTTTTGGTCCATTCAGTACAAAGACAAGAATGGAAACAAAATAACAGAAGACAGCTACAACGGAATGACTCGATCAGCCCAACTAGACTGCAAAGTCCAGCCTTTCTTGAAGAGCTACAATGTGTTCAACCTCAGCCAAACCAACCTCGAAGAGGTAGCACCTAAGACGATGAATAAGTTGAAGGAGAAGTTCAGTCTCAAAGATAAGAATGAGTTGCCGACAGACACGGCTGGTATGTACGTCAACGAGAAAATTGATGATATGCTTCTTTATCAGAAGTGGCTCTGCCCAATCCGCTACGACAAGTATTCAAGTGGAGCTTTTTACAGAGTAGGGACAGATGATATTACCACACCTCTTAAAAGCCAGTTCAAGAAGGGCAATACAGAGCAGGAGATATTCGAGGATGGACAGGAGTACTACTCAACCCTTCTACATGAAATGGTTCACTCAACAGGGCACAAGTCTAGATTGAATAGAGGGTTTGAGGAAGAGAAAGGAGAAAAGGACTATGCAAGAGAAGAGTTGGTTGCAGAGCTTGGAGCAGCTCTTATCGGAAACGTCCTAGGCTTTAGCAGTCGCATTTTAGATAATAACGCTGCTTACCTAGATGGTTGGATCAGCAAGCTTAAAAAGCAACCAAAGTTCATCGTTTCTGTTTTGACAGACGTAAACAAGGCAGCTAAAATGGTATTAGAAATCGTGAACAAAGAAAAGGCACAATTACTAATGCCTGCATAAGATATTTTATTGCTCTATCTAAGGCGGTATAAGCGGATTTGCTTGTATCGCCTTTATTCATTATCATCAAAAACATAAAAAGCTCTATAAGCGAAAATAAATATGCAATTTCTTGGTTAAATCTATCTGTTGATTAAATATTTTTAGTATCTTTGCACCAAAAGTAGTAAAGATATGAACATCGAAGAAATACTCAAGAAAACTGATACTATCAGCCAAAAGATAGAAGAGCTACGCAGAAGGACTGTAATGGTCCCTTTGTGGAGTTATCTTTTGAGTTTATATGAGCCAGCAAGCCATAAGGTAATGACAGATACCATAAGCCTTCGTGATAAAGACAATGGTGAAAAATCATCCCGTATAGCGGTTGCCCTTGAAAAGCTGCTCACAAACAGAATAACAGAATTTACATTCTCTATACCAGTTAAGAGAAAGTACAACACTCCAGAAAATGATATTCAGAGGGAAATCCAAAAGGCATTAGAAAAAATCTACGATTGTGCTCATATTGACAACATGAACTACAAACGTGGACTAGCCTATTTCGCAAGCTGTGAAATCTTCACCATCTGGTATTCTGTTAAGAAGCATAACTCTCTATATGGTTTTGAATCAAACTACAAGTTGAAGTGCAAAACCTTCTCCCCTATGGATGGAGTAAGATTGTACCCTATCATTGATGAGTATGATGATATGCAAGCTATGTCGTTTGAATATGATAAGACCGTTTCCGATAAAGAGACGATAACATTCTTCGAAACCTTTACAGAAAACTATCATTTCATTTGGAAGAAAAGTAACCTTGGTGAAATGTGGGAGGAAGTAACTGCACAAGTTGATGAGGATGGGAACACTAAGAGTGGTGAGGAAATCATCATCCGTAAGATTCCTGGAGCATACCTGTCTCGACCTCATGCCATCTACGAGGGGCTTGATAATATCCGAAGTGAATTTGAGTATAATGTCAGTCGCAATAGCAACGTGATTGCATATAACTCTGCACCAATCGCAAAAGTCAAGGGTGGCATAGTCGGAAAGGAGAAAAAGGGAGAAAGTTTGCGTATATGGAGAGTCGAGAATGATGGCGATATTTCATACGTATCATGGAATCAGTCGCAAGAAGCGGTTAGCGGTCAGAATAAAACCCTCCTCGGATTGTACTGGATGCTTTCTCAAATGCCAGATATTAGCTTTGAGAATATGAAATCTCTTGGTAATATCGGCTACGATGCTAGACAGACGTTGCTCACAGATGCACATCTGAAAGTTCGCATGGAATCGGGCGCTTTCAAGGAGTTCTTTGAAAGAGAGTTCAATGTAATCAAGGCATTCTTGAAGGTCATGAATCCAAAATGGGAAAAGGAGATAGATAACGTCACCTGCGACCACATCATCACTCCTTACATACCAAAGGATGAGAGCTACGACATCACCATCAGACAAAAGGCTAATGGTGGTAAGCCGGTAGAAAGTCAGCTTGAATCCATCGTTAAGCTTGGGCAGTCGCAAGACCCTCAGCAGACAATGGAGGATATTCGACAGGATGAACTTAATGCGGCAGCAGTACAGCAGTCTGCTTTTGCTATGGGTGAACAAACAATATAAACGCAATAAACTGCACAAGTTATGAAGAAGAAAATCGCAATTTGGCTATTCAAGTTAGCAAGAAGACTCTACCCTATCAGTGTAACTGTCTTCGAACAGAAAGAAATTCTAGAGCCAAAGGTATGTGCCAAGGCTTATAGTATCGACAAAAATTACATTCGCCACTACAAGCGAGACCATCATGTCAAGTCCATGAGAGAAGCTTTGCGTGAGATAACAAAGGAAACTCTCGCACAGGCAAAGAAAGATGTACTCAATACTATCGAATCCAAGATCATGAAGCAGAGAGTATATCAGAAGGATGGCAATACGATTGTAGAGGTAAAGGTTAATTGCTATGTCTCCAAAGAAGAAGGTTAAGCCTATTCCAAAAGAACCTCAGTTCTGCAAATTATGTGCCCACGTTTCCAATCCACGTAATCTTAGTGTTACGGGAGAGCCAACGTTGGGCACTTGCCCTTATGAGGAGTTTGCTATCCTCTTTCAAAGGGAATGTGTAAACGAACATTATAAGCCGAAATAAATGAGACCAAATATCCCCAATCAAAAGAAAGCATACGATGCTCTGAACAGACGCTTAGTTAACTACGTGGCACAAGTTCAGAGCATTTATGATAGAATCGCTAGCCAAGTTGCTACTGCTATAGATGGTGTCGGTTATGATGGTTCTGCGGAGTTCTTGTTTGGGGACTATCCAGAACTGAAACAAACCATCAATGGCATCATGACTAGTTATGCTGCACAGATGAATAACCTCATCTATGCAGGTACCACAAATGAGTGGAAAGAAAGTAACATCATGCAGGACCTACTTGCAAGAAAGGTACTTCGTGCTTATGATTTTGAGAAGGGAGGAGATAAGTACAACAGGTATTTCCAAACTAATTCAGATGCTTTGAAGGCTTTTCAGAATAGGGTTGATAAGGGGTTGTCTGTTTCACAGAAACTATGGTATCAGTCACAAGCCTTAAAAAAGGAGTTGGAGCATACCATATCAACTGCAATAGAAAGAGGGCAGTCTGCGGTTGTTCTCAGTAAGCGAATCAGTAAGTATCTGTTAGACTATCCTTCATTAAAGGCTGATTATACAGAAAAGTTCGGAAAAGCCGCTACATGCGCGAATTGCCAATACGCTTCTATACGTTTGGCAAGAACCGAGATAAACATGGCTTACCGAAAGGCAGAGCAGACACGTTGGCAACAATTTGATTTCATCTTGGGATATGAGATTAAGTTGAGTAAACGCCACCCTGCACCCGACATCTGTGATGATTTGTTGGGAATATACCCAAAAGACTTTGTCTTCCTAGGTTGGCATCCTAACTGCATGTGTTATGTTGTACCTATTGTGATGAGCGATGAAGAGTACTATGGTTCTCCTTCCATTCAGAAGTCAGCTATGATTTCTCGCACCCCAAAAAACTTTAATGACTGGGTACGCAATAACCGCAGCCGAATCGGGCAAGCTGAAACACTTCCATACTTCTTGAAGGATAACAGAAAGTATTGGCACCTGTCCGTTGAGGACGCGGCTGAGTACCGCCATGCTGACAGAGACGAAAAAGCCATAAAGCTTGCTTGGAAGAACAGAGACTTATTGAAATACAACATAGATGTAGACAATTCTGACATAGCAACATTAAGGCGAAATGCTAAAGCCTATGAAGTTGACATATCAAGCTTTGAAAAATTCCTCACTACACATCAATTTAAAGAGAGTTTTGGAATGCTGACTGATAGTGAACGTTCTGTTTTGTCAGATATGTTCGATAAGTATGATGATAAGGTTCGTCAAGCTGTAGAGTCTTTCGACAGAACAAAGAAAAGTTATCTAGCTAAGTTCGATTATAGCTATGATTTCGGTGATTGGAGGGATGGTATAACTAACAAGTTTGCAAATATCACTCCTACACAATTCGAACCAGTGAGCAAGATAAAGTTGAAGGCTACTTATGATGAAGCTCGTAGGGAACTGCAAGACCTTCGCTCTATTCCGTTGAAGCCTAAGAAGCTAATAGATGATTTCGATGATTGGGAATTGGAGACTGCATTAGACGACCAGGAAGCAGTTATGGCAGGAAAGAAGCTCATGCAAAATCTGTACGGACCAAACATTGATAACGTCAATTCTTGGATAAGAGTTATGTCGGCTTACAAATCAGAAGGCTGGGGCAAGGCTTATGAGGTCTTTCTTGACGAGTATCATAACGGCTTGAAGGAGGTCATGGAAGCTGCTACCCATCTGAACGAATTGAGAACAGCAGATTTGAGTATCATTCCTACAAGATGGATTCCTCGCTTCAATGATTATATCAAGACCATAGAAACTGCAAGGATTGATGTTCGAGGTTACGAAAGGGTTTATCGTGAGATAGAGGGTGCGTACAACATCTACAAGCTGTCTTCGGATCAAGATTTGATTGCGTATGGCTTAGATAAGCTATCATGTAATACACCTCATACCATCGTGGAAGGCTTTAGAGGTATTGGGCTAAGTCCGACCAAATGGCTCGGAAAGAAAGAGTTTTATGATAGCTTTGACAAGTTTGTTCCTTGTATCACCCTCAGCGGCGACAAAGCATACTTTTGGAGCAAATACAATCATGTGCGAATAGACTTCGGTGGTCTGAAGGAAAGAATCTTAAATTCAGAATGGTATCGCAAGGGTCTCCAATATCACGAATACGGACACGCTAAAGCCGCATTACAAGGTAATTGGGAAGAAAATGCAGACTTCAAAAATCTTTATAAAAGGTTTTTTGCTGACTACAACAAGCCCGAATATAGATACGTAGATGGAGAAGGTGTTTCGCAATGGAAAATCGCTGATAGACTATTTGAAGAGCTCAAACTCGTAAAAGACAAAACGTATGATGTAATGGAACAATTTGGCAAAATCTCTGATACTTTGCAAGCTATCGACAAAGACCACAACTGGATACAGGGAATGTTAGGACACGACGTCGATTACTTCGCATCGAGTTCGCATAATTGTTTAGCTGATATTATAGCCCATTTAAGCGAAAATTATTGGTCTAACAATAAATACTTCAGAAAGGTTTTACCAAGGCTTTATAATGAAGCTATGGCTCTCTATGAGAAGTATTATAAGCTAAACAAACCGACAAAAAGATAGGTGGTAGTCTATGGTTCTACCACCCATCTTGATTTTCTTTCGGTAGGACCTACGGCTGATTCATTGGTAATATAGGTCAGACCAAACTTTGTTTTAGTTTTCATTGCCTTGCGAATAGAGAGCATTATTTCTTCTCTCGTAAAGCCGCTAATAGGAAAGTTTTGTAGAGCTAATTCTACTGCGCACATTTGAGCTACACCTGCATTTCCTTTGGTATAGTAGTTCACAACCTGTTCGTCTGTAAGCTCGTCCACGGACTTAACAGAGCATTGTTCTAGATATTCTTGTATATTCATGCTGCAAAGATAGTAAAAGTTTCCCAAACTACAATACGTCCGATTAAAAAGTTAGCAAAAGTTAGCAAACAGACTATAAAGAAGTTTAAAGGTTAAACTATTGTAAGTACTTAAAAATAAAGCGGTTATCATTTGGTCAATTCGCAAAAAATGACTATCTTTGCACTATCAAAATAAAAATAACAATTAAAAGATAAGAGCAATGAAATACGAAGAAACGTTTAAACAACAAATGGTAGTAATTGAAGCCATGGTAGAAAAGACCAAAAAGGCGAAGGAAGAGAACTGCGACCTTTATGCTCTCATTTACATGAGGGGATGGCTTAAAGGAGTTGTAGATGATTTGGATAAGATTATCCCTTAACAACATGTTGTTAATTCTTAAAGGTAAGTAATTATGACACAGCAAGAATTTGAACAGCGAGTAGGAATGTCGGTCAATGCTACCGAATACGCTTCCATCGAGAATGTATATATGGCAAGTGACCTAGATAAGAATGCTTTCTGTATTCTTTGGGAGAAGATGAACTTCAAAAGAGTTGCAAGAGCTAAAGAAGAGCGAGTAGCCAAGTTGAAGGAGCAAATGAAGAAGGAGCAGCTATTCGACATACTGAACAAGCCATACGGCAAAACCGAGTTCGGTACGCTAGCCGATAACTTCTACAGCAAAAGTGAAAAAGCTGTACTAGAAAGCATCGGAATCCACATGCAGCAAGAAAGAAATGGCATTCCATACTTTGTAAGCGTAGCATCAGTATTGGTTGATTTACGCAAATATTTGAAAGTCGCATAAGAAGGTAACGGTAGGGCTAACCACCCTACCTCAATATGATAAGAGCAATGAATACGATAAAGACGTTTATTCCATCAGAATCAGTTGACGCATTCAAGAAGTTTGCTGAGAAGACAAAGCGTAATGTAGAAGGTTTCGACTACACCATTAGTAACCCAAGAAAAAAGTTATTCCGTCATGCGGTAGTAGAAGATTGTCAAACCATCATCGGTAAGTATTGGCATGACATCTGTGACCTCACCATCAATATGCCAGACGAAAGTAATTGGAGATTGCTGGCCACATATAAGAATGGAGCCTTTACTCCTGCTGATACAACCAAAGAGTTGGTATTCAAGATTAAGGAGCATGGAGCTGATTACGGCAAATGCGACCTATGTGGTCATTGGTGTAACAACGCATACGTAATCGAGAATACGCAAACTGGCGATGAACTGCAAGTAGGTTGCGAGTGCATAAAAAAGTTCGGATTGAAGTACATTGACTTCCTCTCAGACTTTACACGCAAACTTTATGAGACCTACGACCACACCATCAGATATGCCACCGATGATGACTATGGAGACCTTATTCCAATTTGGGGTGGTCCTAAGGATAGTAGATATACGGATGCCATCTTGAAGAATGACATGATCGCCATGTGCAAGGCTCAGTATGACGAGTGCCCTGTTTACAAGAAAGGCTATTACGCAAATGGTCACTATTACCCATCAGAAACAATCGCCAAATTAGAGGAAATAAGAGATTCTAAGAAGTTTACGGTTGACTCCTCATACATAACAAAGGTCTGCGATTTTGCGCTCTCTAAAGAGCCTAAATCGCAATTCGAGGTTGAAATGCAGAAAGTAGCAAATGACTACTACACATTCTCGGAGCAGTTCGTTTATGCTTTCTTCCTGGTGAAGAACTACGAGGATAGCTTAAAAGGTGGTATTGATTCCATCAAGAAAGGTATGCAAGTCAAGGTAGTCGGTAAAGTCATTCAACAGCGCACAGAGCAGTCTTACTACGGAGAAATGGTCACAAACACCATCCTTACTAAAAACGGAATAGTCTGTGAAAGGGTTGGCAAAATACCAACTGCACAAAAAGATGGCGAGAAGACCACCGAGTTCTATGCTATCGTCAAGGGTGTGTTCAATGGAAAGGTTTGCCTAGACAGAGCTACTAAGAATCCAAAGAAAGGAATTGAAGTGGCAATGGAGATTTAGTTATGAGCGCATTCAACATCAACACCTATTATGGCTGTGAAACTTGCGAAGCAGCCGACGAATATGGTAATGGTTGCAAGCATGGTCTGTTATTCCCTGTCCTGCTTGTGATAGCTAATAAAAGGGAATGCCCAAATTATAGATTTCAAAGAAAGGAATAGAATGAGTTATAAAGACAGAATAGAATTAGAGCAACTTTTAGGTAGTTTTGTAACATCACCTAAAAGCCTTCTATCAGAAAAAGAGGTCAAATTGCTAAGAAAAGCCATGCGACTTATTGGTAGAGTAAATAAGAGATACGCGGATTTATACATGTAAATACGAAATGATATGAAATTGCAGGTTTATTTCTTATACAGAACAGATGAGCACCTATCAACAGACAGCAAGGAATTGCTCTTTATTGGCAACCTTCCAAATTGCATGAAAGCAGCAAGGAAGTTTAATGCTACAGATACTCAGATTAATGAACTTGGGTATCATAAGCAAAGTCAACTTAACAATGTAGGTTACGAGTTTATGCTAGAACAGCATACACTTAACGAATATATAGTAGAACCATAAAATATACGATTATGAAGATATACAAATTGATATGGTATCTCTACACAGAGGACCAACTTAAAGAATCCCTCATCACCGATAAGGAAGTTGCAGAAAAACGTTATCAAGAGCTGAAGAAGTCTCTTTATCGTGGATGCTGGTTATCCCTCTCAGAATTAGTTGAAAACGAAGACCACGAACTAGTGAAGGGTGAAGGTCTTCATTATAACGACATTTAAAAGTTAGAGCAATGGAACAGAAGTTATTAGATTTGATTATCCATATAGGACAAGTTAGAGGTTGGGCTGTAGATGCTACAGATAATGGCAATGACCTTGCCTACATCTTCTTTCAGCGTTATTCTCCTGCTGGTCAAGATTTCAACATGTCAATCGAAATGCCAAACAATGACACGAATGAGTTTTTGAAGAACCTCGATGATTACTACGAGAACTTCGATCCAGATAGTGAAGCCCTAAACTGGTGTGACAAAGAAGGTCATGGTATAAATGGAGCACCCAAACGCTTGAAGGATATCATCATTGATTTCGAGGAAATCGAAAAGGAAATCAAAGAACTCCTAGAAGTGTTCAATCTTCAAATAGAGGAACTAGAGAAAGCTGCCATTCACAAGGTTAAAGTGCAAGTCACCGAATACCTGCAAAAGGTAGTGGAGGTTGATGCCATCAATGGCAGTGACGCATGCGATAAAGTCGAAGAAATGGTTAATGGATCAGAAATCATCTTGACCGCAGACGATTTCACAACAAGAAACATTGAGCCTTATGAAGATAAGTAAAACTGCACAAGCTGTGCAAAAGCTAAAAGATGGAGATTTGAAAGGAGCACTCTCCATCTTTTCTACTTTTAATTATGATTTCACAAGGGATGAACGTAGAATCATGCGAATTGCATACGAAACACTTTGCGGACATGGCGCTTTTTATCAATCATTAGGAATTGATGCTAGTCAGATGATAGTAGATGCGGTAACTATACTAAACGCTAAGTATCTGAATAACAATAAGTTAAACTAAGTTAGCAAAAAGTATTTTCTGCCCAAATCATTTGGTCATTTGCAAAAAAATGATTACCTTTGCACTATCAAAAATAAAATAACAATTTAAAAGATAAGAGCAATGAAAAAGGTAATAGTTGAAATAAGTCTCAGAGACACAAGAAAGGCTTACTCGAGAATGGAAGGTTATAATTTTATAACTGGAAATGGTAAATGGACCTCATCAAATGTTTACGAATCGTCTGAATTTGACGCAGACGATGAAGATGAAATGGACGTATTGGAAGATTTGCGAGATACTATCGAGAACATTCTTTCTGATTGTGAATACGAAATAAATGAAGTAGAAATCTAAAAAAATACATAAGAGCAATGAAACTGATTACGAAAGAAATTAAGAAGAGACTGGAAAAATATCCTCTCTACTCACAGGATGGCAAAAAGGAAGAAGCCATCTGTCAAGCAAAGTTCTTCCTTTGTGTTGGTGCATGGTCTTGGTTCATATTGGAAGCAGACCTAGAGAACAATATCGCCTACGGAATCACTATCAATGGAAGTGGTGAAGGCGAGTACGGCTACACAAGCTTAACCGAGTTGCAGGGGCTAACAACTAAGTTAGGCTTAACCGTAGAGCGAGATACCTCATTCTCCCCTACTCCACTAAAGGATATTGATAACGAATATCTAAAGAAGTTTCTTAAGAAAATGTACGCTTGAAAATAATTTCTCACTTTTTTCAAGAAACTATTTGTTGATTAAATAATTTTATCTATCTTTGCAAAAAGTTACAAAAAAATGAAGATTTATACATCATACTTCTCAAACGGAGCTAAGTTAGCAAAAGCTGGTATCATGATGATCGGTATTGCCCTCTACCCTCCGAAATGGTTTACAGGATTGTCAAACAAGTACGTGTCGCCATCATGGGACATTCTTCATAACTCCAAATCTAAAGAAGATTACGTACAACGTTTCAATTCTGAGATATTGGCTCATCGGGACCCAAAAGCATTTCTCTCAGCAATAGAGAAAATGGCAAATGGAAAAGATGTAGCTCTATGTTGCTTCGAAAAGCCAGATGATTTTTGCCATCGCCACCTAGTAGCAAAATGGCTGAATGAAAAGTTGGGAGTGCAGGTCGAGGAATTTGGAATTTCCAAGAATCCTGTTTACTCGGAGCAAAGCTTGTTTTAGAAATTCCTCCTTTCAAAATACCCACAAGGGTTGACGGCTCGGAAAGACGAGCATTTTTGCGTGTATAGAATATTGTTATTATAAGCGGAGATAGCTCAGTTAGCAGAGCGCAGTGATACCATCACTGAGGTCGTTGGTGCGGCTCCAACTCTCCGCTCTTTTGCGGGTATAGCTCAGTCGGTCAGAGCGTCACATTACCAATGTGAAGGTCGAAGGTTCGAGTCCCTCTAGCCGCTCTATTTTTGTAGAATTAAAATAAAAGAGCATGAAAATAGCAGTTATAGGAACGGGCAACGTGGGAGTAGCTTTTGCCGCAGACCTCTCTATTAAAGGTCATGAAGTTACACTCCTAAAGACATCTTCATACAAATCAGATGCCTTTGATAGACTTATCAAGAACGGCAAAAGGGTTTTTCTTAAAGAGAAATCAACTTATATAGAAACTGCAATCAAAGAGGTTTCTAAAGACCTCAGTAAGGTTGCAGAAGCAGAAGTTATATTTTGTACTATTCAGAGTAACTTCTATGAGGGTCTAGTAGAACGTATACATCAATACCTTCACAATGATCAGATTGTTGTCTGTATCTCTAGTTACGCATCCTCTTTTTATTTTGAGAAACATTGCAGAAAACTACCAATGTTAGTTGAAGCAACAGGTCCATATTTGGAAGGACGAGTAGAGTTGGATGATAAACCAAACGAAGTTGTTTTTCGTGTTGGTTATAGGCATGAAGTTATTCCTGTAGCATGCTTTTCTAATCATGATACCTGCATGGAGAAACTGCATAAAATTAGCAAAGGTTTTATAGCAAAATATTGCGTGCTTGAATCTGCATTACTCAATCCAAATATGGTATTGCATACGATAGGTTCAATTATGAGTATTCCGAGAATAGAATATTCAAAGGGAAATTTCTGTATGTATCGTGAAGCATACGCAAGAGGAAATGACTCCACTATCAATCTATTGATGAGACTTGACGAAGAAAAGATGAAAGTCTTAAAAAACTTGGGCTTTTTCAAAACAAGCGTATTTGAAGCAGGAGGTTTCAATATGTCAGACCCAATAGAGAGTTTGCATCGTTACTCAGAATCTAGTGATAGAGCCATCAGCCCAACATCTGTTCACTCACGTTACATCACAGAAGACGTTTCAGAGGGATTGGTACTGATGGAAAGTATTGCACTTCATATAGGCTTAGAGTTACCTGTTACATCATCCCTCATTACGCTTGCAAGTGTAGCTTTAGGAATAGACTTCCGTAAAACAGGAAGAACTATTCAGAGATTAGGTATTATTAACGAAATAGATATGCTTCATGAATGTAGATAGCGATATAAAAAACAGAACATTTGGTATTGAAATCGAAATGTGCAATCTTGAAAGGGCGAAGGTAACTTTGCCCGAAGGTTACTCCTGGAGCAAGGAAGAGAGCATTGATAATACCGATTGTTCAAGCAATAAGCAGTTTGGTGGAGAGGTGAATACCCCTCCACTACATCTTTGCTGCCTAAAGGAATTGCACGACCTTCGTTCAGTATATGAATCAATGGTTGCTGCAGGTGGAAAGATAAAGTGGAGTATTGATACTCATGTTCATATATACGTAGGAGATTTGTCTGTAGATCAGCTAAAGAAAGTATATCTGTTCTTTTATGTCTGCTATCCATATTTTAAGAGATATGCGAAAATCTCAGACTGGGATGAAAACATCTTCAATGCAAAACCTATTCCTACAGAAAAATATTTCGAAGGAGTAAAAAATGCGCAGACGTTTGATGATTTACAAACTCTCTTCACTAATCAGTCTAAGAAGGGATTCATTCGTCATGCAGTGAATATTTCTGCATACTTCAAGACGAAGACGATAGAATTTAGAACGTTTCATGCAACTGATGATTTCTATCGAGCTATGAATTGTGTGTATTCTGCATATCGCATATTCTATTACGCTATAAGCCACGAATTGGAAGATTATCAATCAATAACATCTTACAAGCAATTTTGTGAGGTTACGGGGCTTAAATATGATACTCCAGATGAGTTATGCCCACTCCTATATCAAGGTAATCCATATAGCGCAATAGAAGCTTTTATGACTATGCCTTTGCCATACAATTCTGAAATGGTTTCAGCTCTATATGATGCTGTAAAAGCTAACGGACACAAGGAAATCTGCATAGTAAATGGCTTTATGTATTACTATGAGTTATTCTTCCTTGATAAGGTGGAAGTATCTATATACTGCCAAGATGCCTACTGCTATCTGCTCTATATGTTGGCAAATGGTAAAACATCACTAACATATAAGGATAAGCTTGCATGGTTGGAGGACTATAACAATCCTACACCATCAAGGCAGCTTGCTTTGGCTCTTTATGCGGTGAAACTGCAAAAGTATTTCATGAGTGAATCGGCAAGAAATAGTGCCATCTTCGAAGCGTTGAAAATTAAGGCAAGGGAATCTATCGAGAAAACCGAGGAGGCAAATGAGCGATTGATGAGATTGCTCACTACATGTGATTTCCATGTTGGAACACTAGAAGAAGCCATCAAGAATAAGAAGGTAATCTTCTTTAATTACGGAAGAATAGAGAAGAAGCAGAAGAGAGCATTCAAACTCATTTCTGAAAATAGTGACTTGAAATCAGATTTTTCTGTTGCAAGGAACGACTACTATAATCTTGTGGAAAGTATTCCGAGTGATAGTTATTTCTACTATTTCAGCAACAGCCCTTATCTGAGAAACCTGCATAAGATAGCTATGTGGAATAATTCAAGTGGTGAAAGACGGTCTGCAGGAAGGTTCCTCTATTGCAATAAGCCAACTGCACAAAATAATGCAAGCACCTCATATTCTTCATACAGAATCGAATGCAACGAGATTGTACCTCCCGATGATTTGGAGATTACAGACGCAAGCAAACTGATGATTGAACGGGTAAACCCACCTTTACTTCATTGCTTGCAAAAGAAGTATATCAAGAAGGTGGACCAATGTAGTGTCTGTCAATTTGCTTTTGTGGTGAAATACGACAAATATACCCTAGGTGGATTTGGTTTTACGCTACCTCAACACAAGGGGTATGATTTGTTTCAGTTAACGGACTTCTGCACGAATAACGCAATCCCTCGATTGAGTAAACTCATATTGTATTGCATTCAGTCTGTAGGCGTTCAAAGATATTTGAGCAGAAGAATGCGCAAGCTTTGCGAGAAGGTTATATCCTGCGCTTATACTCATAAGCCAGTGAGCATGAAATATCGTGGCGTGTACAAAAAAGTGAAGGAACACTGCACATCATCTTATCTTGCTTACGAAGGAATACTTGGCATATACCCTACGAATAAGGAAATCATTGAGAAATATCAAAAATCGTTGAAGAATGGAAAATGAAGATAGATGGAAATACGCAAAAGTTGATATAAACCTCATAGATGAGGTAGAAATCAATGCAAATGAAATGTCGGGTGAAGACTTCGCCCAACTAATAGACAACATTGCTAAGTCTGGATTGAGTAGTGTGCCTACCTGTATCAAGAAGGATAATGGTAGATACATCATGATCAGCGGTAATCATCGTTTGAGGGCATGCAAGAAACTGCACTATAAAATGCTAGGCATCTTATATGTAGAAGAGAGCGAGATTACAAATGATGAAGCTATTGCTATTGAATTATCTCACAACTCCCTTCATGGTGAAGCTAATGTTAGCATCTTGAAGAAGTTGTTTGCATCAATTCAATCTATCGACTTCAAGAAGTTTGCTCATGTGAACATTGACGAGATTAAGCCAATAAGCACAGAGGGTATAGATGTATATGCCATGCAGGAGAATTTCGTATTCACCATCATCCTCTACCCTAGCTCATTTGCTAGTCTGGACACATTGTATGGAGACATTCGTGAACAAGCTCGCAAAAGTGATGCTCTCGTTCTAGCTTCCGAAGAAGATAACGAGAAAACCCTGCTTAAAATCCAACAAGAGATAGGTAAGGAGTTTGGCATAAAATCCCCAAGCATCACATTTGCAAAGTTGCTAGAGTTAGCAAGTGAACGTTTAATCGAAATAAAGGAAGGAGAAAAAGAAAATGATTTGGAGCATAACAAGTAAAGAAGAGATGGAGAACTATGGAATTTCTTCCGTCTTCAAATATTATAGAGAAGCCTTAGGAAAAGATAATGTCAAACTAGCTGTTGTAGATGAAAACGATAAGCTAGACTTCTTACAAAAGGAAGATGTGGCATTACTTAGAACCGCAAGCGAATCTCTCATCAAGACTATCCGAGCAAAAGGTGTAAAAACAACAGCAGAGGATTTCTCTAAATACGAATTGGTAAAGGATAAGGAAAAGGTCTTCCGTTTCCTTTGTAGTTGCGGTATTAGGGCACCGAAACAATATCATTTATCATCATTACAAGAAGGTAAGACATATTTTGTTAAACCTAGATATGGAAGTGATAGCTTTGGTATATCGGAGAAAAGCATCTGTCGTACCCCAAAAGAGGTAATGGAACAGGTGAAATACCTTAAAGAAGAGTTCGGAATGGAAAGTATTGTTGAGGAGTATATTGCTGGATCTGATTGCACGGTAACCTGCATTAATAACCAAAAATATATACTTCTGTGTTCGATTTCTATTGATTGCGATGAAACCAATGGCATCCAAACCCGAGATTGCAAAGTTGGTTTTAAGGAATGCTGTTCTGCAATGAATGATGACAGGTTAATGAGTTTGGCAGGGACTATATTCCATTACTTAGGATTGAAATCTCACGCAAGAATTGATTTCCGTAAGGGAATAGATGGTAGATATTATCCTATAGATATCAATCTGCTTCCTGGACTTGGACCATTAGACCATCTTTCGAAATCACTTTTGTTGTGTAAGAATATGTCGTATATAGATGCTTTGAAAGCTGTCATAGCATCTGCAAGTTAGAAAGGTTGATTATGACAAAGGTAAAAAGAACAGAATTAAAAAAGATTGCCGCTGCTTACGAAAAGAAGGGCGGCAATATGGCTGCTACGGCAGTAGCTTTGGGTATTACACGCCAAGCCTTATATAACTGGCGAAAAGAGAATGAGAAGTTAGCCAAGATGTTGGACGATATAGATGAAGGCATTCTTGACTTTACTGAAAGCAAGTTGGTTGAAAAGGTGAACGAAGGTAATCTAACTGCAATCATCTTCCTTTTGAAAACTAAGGGCAAGAAGCGTGGCTATGTCGAGCAAGTAGATAACAGATTAGTAGAAAACCCATTCGAGAAGTTAATGAAGGAGCTTCCCGATGATGAAGAAGGTTAATTATGGAAAATGGAGAATTGTATATACCTGACTGCTTGTTTCCTACGGACAATCCGTTGGAGATACCATGTTTGTTGTCTGATGTGCAACCTCAGTACATAGAAATCCCATTCTATTGCTTTGGTGAGCAGGCAAGAACAACGAATATGAATGGCAGGGGAACACTCCACTTCTATACTGATGATTATAGATTCCGGTCAATCTATGAGAAGCCATAGAAGATTTTGAAGTATAACCCTGGCAGCATCATTGAGCCTAACTTCAGCTTATCAAATGATACTCCAATAGCTTTTGGTATGCAGGCTATCTATAAGAAACGCTTTCTTGCGAGAGCTATGCAGGAAAAGGGGATTGGTGTATTTGTTGACTTAAATGTGGCTCCTAAGTTCTATAAGCTGAATTTGATGGGTGTCCCTAAAGGTTACTCATCATTCGCCACAAGGGGGTGTACAGACCGATTAAATGAACTGCAATTTGAATACGAGATTGCCAAGTTCGTAGCAAATGGCAAAAGATTCAGATTCATCGTTTATGGAGGTGGTAACGTGATTGAGCAGTGGTGTAAGGAAAATAATGCCGTTTATGTAACACCAATCATCATAATCAAGAATAAGTTGAAAGCTTTTGAAAAGATGAAAGATACTATCGGTATGCTTGATCTTGATGCAAAAGCAAAATACCAAGAGCTGAAAAAGACCTTGTATGATACTCAAGTAAAGAACTTCTCTGTAGAAGATATGCTTGATAACATGCAGGATTTCCCAAAGCTCTCAAAGTAGTTTATTATAGTTAGTAATTAAATTGTTAGGTTATGGGTAAACGAAGTAATGGCACAAGAGGGACAAACAGTTCTTCAGCAAGCAAGAGCCGTAAGGCAAGTGGTGGGGTGAGCGAGCTTGATAGAAAATTTCCTAATTGGAACATAAATTTATTCATTTCAAAGACACCCTATGGAGTCGAAGAAGCCGTTATTGGTTCTTTTCATAGGGTCTATGGAAAGAAATACAGCCTCAGTCAAGAAGTTGGTGATATTGATAAAACATTTAAAGAACTTGGGAAAGATGTATATGTTGACATAAATTCAAGCATTAACACGCCACAAGATTTCTTGAATAAACAAGATGTTGCAAAATACATGTCATCAAGAAATTATGACGGTATCAAGGCTTTAAGATACACTGATGGTAATAGTGAAAGAATAATGATTGTTGATGGAAATCATCGTTTCGTTGCCGCAAAGCTCAATCATGAGAGAAAGGTTAAAATGAGAATAATCGAATAAAGTGTTTGTTTATAGGGAGATTTATATTATTGATGGTTATCATCGAGTTGCAGCAGCCATACTTAAAGGAAACAAGAAAATACGAATATTATTGAATTAGCAATATGTCAGAACAGAAAGCAATAAAAAAAATGATTGCATGGCGCAATGATTGGTGTCTCTTCGCCAAGGAAGTCTTGAAGGCTCGCCTTGACGAAGAGCAAAAGGCTATATTGCGTTCTGTTCAGAAGAACAAAATGACAACGGTAGCCAGTGGAACTGCAAGGGGTAAGGACTTCATCGCTGCCGTAGCCGCTTTATGTTTCCTCTACCTCACTCCTCGCTTTGGTAAGGATGGCAGTTTGGAAAAGAACACCAAGATTGCCCTTACTGCACCGACAGGAAGACAGGTAACAAACATCATGATACCAGAAGTGGCACGTCTATACAAAAAGGCAGGCTTTCTGCCTGGTCGTTTGCTGTCGGATGGTATCAGAACAGATTACGAGGAATGGTATCTGACAGGTTTCAAATCTTCAGCCGACAACACAGAGGCTTGGTCGGGATTCCATGCTGTAAACACCATGTTCATCGTAACTGAAGCATCCGGTATCTCGGACACCATCTATAATGCAATCGAGGGTAACCTGCAAGGTAACTCTCGATTGCTATTGGTATTCAACCCAAACGTTACTACAGGGTATGCAGCCAACTCCATGAAGTCTCCCCGATTCAAGAAGTTTAGATTATCATCTCTCAACGCAGAGAACGTAGTAAGCAAGAAAAACATTATCCCTGGTCAAGTTGACTATGAATGGGTAGCCGATAAGGTCTCAGCATGGGCACAGAAGATCAGAAAGTCTGAGTTTGATGAGGGTCGTGGTGATTTTGTGTGGGAAGGTGGATATTACACTCCAAATGACCTTTTTCGTGTTAAGGTTCTCGGTATGTTTCCGAAGGTTTCCGAAGATACCCTCATTCCATACGAATGGTGCGAGATTGCCCATAGAAGATGGAAGGAACTTAAAGATAGTGGCTTTATCACCCATAAGCCAATACGCCTAGGTGTCGATGTCGCAGGTATGGGGCGCGATAGGTCTTGCTATGTTCCACGACAAGGAAACTATGTTTCAAAAATCAAGTGTCATAATTCGGGTGGTCATGCGGACCACATGGCAGTCGCAGGTCAAGTCGCGCACTACCTAAGTTTGAGTTCCAAGAATAAAGCCTTCATTGATACCATAGGAGAAGGTGCTGGAGTTTATTCAAGACTCATAGAACAAAAGTATTTAACTGCATTCTCTTGCAAGTTCTCGGAAGGCGTGAGAAACAAGCATGATGTGACAGGCTGCTACTCTTTCGCTAACATGAGGGCTTATTTGTTTTGGTGTATACGTGACTGGCTCAACCCAAAGAATGGATTCTTTGCAGCACTCCCACCTGACGATGAGTTGGATCAAGAATTGTGCGAAGTGCATTGGCTGTTTCAGTCAGATGGTTCAATCATCATGGAACCAAAAGACGAAATCAAGAAGCGTCTGAAACGTTCTCCCGACAAGATGGATGCCCTTGCCAACACCTTCTATCCATACGACTTCGATAGAGACAATGATTTGCAATTGTTAAATAGTATAGTATAAATTTGCAAGATACAGAAAAGTTTTGTAACTTTGCAGCCGAAACGTTACCTTTAACGTTTCATTGCTCTTAGTGCACTCCGACCGTGAGGTTAGAGTGCATTTTTTATTTAATATAAAGTAATTCAGAAAAAGACTATACACTTCAATATAAGCCTTTCTAAGCGGTTCATTTTTTATCTCCATATAACTTATACCATTTTTAAGAAATAGACTTACATACACAAAATTAATAGTTTGACATAAGTATCTAAGTATCAATAAGTTAAACTAAGTTAGCAAAAAGTACTTTATGCTCAAAACATTTGGTCAAATGCTAAAAAATGACTACCTTTGCACCATCAAAATAAAAATAACAATTTAAAAGATAAGAGCAATGAAAAAGGTTAAAGTTTACACAATAGAAGCGTTAGAGAAGCGAATTACAAAGGCTTTGAAAAAGGTCAAGTTCGGCTACCAAGAAGGATGCTTGATTGAAGCCACAGATGCAGAGTTTAGTATCTACAACTTCAACACTGCACTTTGTAATTTACAGCAGAAAGGAGTCGTAGCATACAACGAGAATACAGAAAGCTATGAATTGGTTTAAAGTATAGGAGATAAGAGCAATGAACGTTTACACAGAATCAGATAGATATACGGTTTTACTTCACGCATTCGACACTTTTGAAGGTGCTTGCGAGTATATTACACAGATTATAAATGTAGGGGAGTGTAAGGTTCTCCCCCTCATAAAAGCATGGAAAGGTGGCGTGGTTACAGCTAAATGGGTGACTAAGAAAACCGAAAAAGGAATAAAATTTGAATTGTTGGATAGCAATGTTTAATAGGAGGAAATGAATATGACAGTATATGAATTATCGGACCTTCAGAAAGAAGAACTCAAAATCGAAATGTTGAAAGATAAGTTTGGGTACAAACTTTCATTCAGAGAGTTAGCATATGCTAATGATTGCATCAGCGACCGAGAGTTGTTCGAAAAATATAAGGATCAGACCTTTACAGATAAAGACTTCATCGTATCACGCTAAATGAAATCGTATGGAAAACAACTGCACAACAATAGAAGAGCTGAAATCCGTAACCACGCAGGTTGGCGGTGATGAATGGAAAGATTTCTTCTCCCTCATCAAAAAAGGCTCGTATAGCCTTTATGGTTTTCATCAGTTTCTTAACGAGAGACCAGACCTATGCTTATTAATTCAAGGCATAGGAGATTACCAAACAGCCATCAAGGAAACGTTAGAGGAAATCGGGTTGGATGATGGTGATATTAATGGACCAGGAGGAAATCATCTGAAACTGATTGTGGCGGATCAGATAGGATTCATAGTGTATGAAACGAAAGTTATGAACTTTTAAAAATAAGATAGAGCAATGGAAGAGAACGTTATCATAGCAATGGATGCCGAAAAGTCTAAAAAGATAAAAGGCATTCCTTCAAGTTGGAACTGGGAGGATATTCATTTCTACCTCATTACTGAATTGGGTTTCAGTTTTGATGTTGTGTTCAATTATTCAAAAGACATAGAGGAGGTATCTTATGAAGGATAATGCAAGAACTATCAAGTACGATTCTATCACATCATACGCAAAGGAATATGGGGTAGAATATCTTAGTAACGAGAACCTTATTGCTTCAATTATCGGTATAGACCCTATGCTACAGGGTAATGAACCAATAAGAAAAATCTTTGATGGTAGTCATTCACTGAGAAAGGCAAGCAAGAGAACACTGCAGGAGCTTACATCTATCAAAGGAATAGGCGAAAAGAAGGCTACCGCTATACTCGCTGCATTCGAACTTGGAAGAAGATTTATGAAAGAGAAGTCGCAAGAACTTACAGATTTGGGTAGTTCTCTCGACATCTACAACTATATTTTACCATACGTCAAGGATTTAGAAATAGAAGAATCTTATCTGTTGTGTATGGATAACAACTTCAAGTTAATCAAAATGGTTCGATTGTCACAAGGTGGAATATCAGAAACCACTATAGACGTAAGAATTGTGTGTAAAGAAGCTATCTCCTGCAATGCCGTAATAATAGCATTGGTTCACAATCATCCAAGCCCTAACTGCTTTCCATCAAAGTCTGACGATGAGATAACATATAAGATACAGAAGGCTTGTGAAATTATGAGATTGTATTTTATGGACCACGTTATCATCAGTAGCAAGTCCGATCAGTATTACTCTTACCACGACAAAGGGAGACTATAGGCTACAAGCCGATAAAACACCTCAAACCCATAATTACATACCAAAAGAATCTAACTTGAACACAGAAGATATTTTGCACGTTTAAGTGCATTTTTATTGCATCTTATCTTTCAAGGGAGGGCTGTGAAGTTCTCCCTTGTTTATTGAAATGAAAATAATTTCTCACTTTTTTGCAAAAACTATTTGTTGATTAAATAATATTTCGTATATTTGCACCCATAAAAGCGTGTGAAGATGCACGTGACAGAACTTTTCGTAACATTGCTCTTACACCGAGTTCTACGTTTGGTCTGCCTGCATTTCGCTCGCAGACCATTTTTTGTTAAATATAACTCAACAAGCAATGAACAAGTATTACAAAAAAGTTCTTGAAGCACTGAAAACCAATCGAGACATTAAGGCATTGGGGTTCAGTCGTAAGGAGTTAAAGGGTGTTGCCGCCAATGTTGCCAACAAACTTCAACTCAAAGATGATGCTACTGACGAAGAAGTTAGTGAAGGTATTAGTGACGCAATTGATGATGTCTTGCCGTTACTCCAGTTAACTCAGTCCGCAGCAGACCGCCAAGTCTCAGAGTACAAAAACGCTCATCCTGCACCCGATGATGACGAAGATCCAGATGACGATCCAGATGATGATGACGATCCAGCACGTAGAAGTCCGTCACGGAAGGGCAAGAAGGGCAAGAAGGATAGCGATGATGATGACTCCGCTACCCTCAACGCAATCAAGGAACTTACGAAGGCTGTTGCTACACTCCAAGGCGATGTAACTGCATTGAAGTCTGGCAATACCACAAGCAGCCGTACCGCAAAGGTAAGGGAACTGCTGAAGGACACAGGTAAGTTCGGAGAGCGTCGGCTTAAATCTTTCTCTCACATGAAGTTTGAGAATGAAGAGGAGTTTGAGGACTACCTCGATGAGTTGAAGGAAGATATTGAGGAAGAGAACAAGGAAAGGCTTGAAAAGGGTCTTGAAAAGCTTGGACGAATCCCTGCTCCCGATACCAAACCTCAGCCAAAGGAGGAAGATAAGTTAATGTCTGATGATGAAGTCAAGGAGCTGGCTCAGATGTAATCATCTATTGTTTCACTAATAAATTATTAGATTATGGTAGCAGAAGACTACAAGCCAAAAACCAAAGGCTACGACATGGGTAAGGACGCTGTGGTTATCCGTCAGTATCTCGGTGGTATCACAGGCGGTAGAGCACTCGACTACGCCAACTTCAAGGATGAGGTTATTCAGGCAGGTCACATCATTGTCCGCAAGAAGGTTGATGATGTTTATGAGTATTCTCCACTTGAAACCGAAGATGGCAAGTACAAAGACAAGGCTAGTGATGCAGAATTTGCTGGTGTTGTTGTACGCTCACGCATGAAGGGTGAAGCGGTTGCCATCATGGATAATGGTCGCGTGAATGATGTGGCAATGCCTTATCAGTTCAAGGACGAAACTCAGAGAACTGCCATCAAGACTGCTCTCCCAAGTCTTATTTTTGAGCATGACTAAGTTGTGCTCTAGTTTTTAACTTAAAAGATTGTTTATATGAACGAATCACTTTTTATTCAGTTTATCCGAGCTATCTTCCCTAAACTTAGCTTGTATGTTAAGGAGAAGGAGAATCCGAAGGAGCGTACCTATCTTTACAAGGAGATGCTTACCGATGTGTATTCTCCAGATCAGAAGTGGGAAGGTTCATCAGCTAAGACCACATATGTAGCTGCCGACATCGTTGAGATGGATTCAGACATTCCTTTGAAGAAGCGTGGTCAAATCGCAACCTCTAATGGTAAGTTGCCAAAGATTGCGATGAAGAAGATTCTTTTCGAGTCTGACATCAACAACATCAACATCATGAAGGCTCAGTATGAGAACATTGTAGCGAGAGCCAATTCATTCCAGGCGCAAGGCTTGGTTGAGCAGGCTACATCAACACGACAGGCTGCTAAAACTGCAAAGGCTCGTATCATCAACAAGCTCATGAATGATGGTGTCGCTTGCTCTGTCGGTCTCGAAGAGCGTAACGAAATGAACTTCTTGGCAGGTCTCTCTAATGGTATTATTGCCGTTGAAGATGCAGACAATTCGGGTAAGGCTATCCGTGTTGACTATGGATATTTTAAGGCAAACTGCTTCAAAACAGCAACCAATGGTGTTACTACCCGTGATGATTTCGAGAAAATCTTCGATAAGGCAAATGCCGATAACAATACCATCATACAGGTTATGCTCGCTAAGACGCAGATTAAGAAAATCCGCAAGGAGCAATGGGCAAAAGAGCTTGTTGCCGACTACGAGGGTAAGACTTATACCGAAAATACCAAGCTCAAGACACCATCGGAGTCAGCTTTCTCGGAAGCATTCGAGGATGAGTTCGGTGCAGCCATCAAGGTTATCAACCGAACCGTGATTATCGAGAAGAACGGAAAGCCAAAATCAGTTAAGCCATGGAATGAGAATAACATTATCTTCATCTGTAACACCAACGTAGGCTCTTTCGTTTGGGGTACCCTTGCAGAGGACACCAACCGAGTAGCAGGTGTTCAGTACTCTAACGTTGACAGCTACAAGCTTATCTCTAAGTACTCCAAGAATGAGCCATCTTTGCAGGAGGTTACCGCAGGACAGGCTATCTGCTTACCAGTAATCGAGGACGTAGATCAGATTTATATGCTCACTACCAAGTCTGAGGAGGTTGATACGAATGCCGAGTCTACCGATGATACCGACCAGTATACAACTTACAAGGGTAAGAAGTATAAGAAGGCTGACCTCATCGCTGCTTTGAAGGCTGCTGGTGTCAATGTGAAGACTAACTCAACCGATGAGACTCTGATTAAGGCTCTCAACTCACTCAGCGATGAGGAGGAAGCCGAAGTTCTCTCTAAACTCACTCCAGAGGTTTAATTTGAATTGATATGAAGACAATAAAGCAAGCATTGATTGATGAAATCCACTACCCTATCCCTTTAGGATTCGTGGAGAATAAGATGATAGAACGTCAGCTTAATGGTGATGATGAATATACATTTGAGGTCGCTCAGTCCAAGGAATGGAAAGGTGCACTTGCTGATTGTCTGTACTCTCTCATACAAGCTGTAAGCTTATCCGAGTCAGACAAGAGCATAGGAACACTATCTGACAAGGATAAGGAAAGGCTGCTAGTACGAATAAATGCTTTATACAAAACCATCGGTGAATCCCCTGCACTGGGTCAACCGATGGTTTATATAGGAGGTTAAGATATGGCTGTATTGGATTTCGCTGCTCATACCCTAGATTACCTACACGTAACTGATGGGTATGAAGACGATAACGGAGACTATGTTGAAGGCTCAGAAGAATGGGTGGAGAACTATTGTAAGTGTGATATTGTTCCTGCAGGCAAGGCAAACGTTATCACTATCCCCGATGGTTCTGCAAAGAACTATTCCTACACCATCTACAACCTTCCTAGAGCATGCCGTGATTTCGAGTATGGAGACAAAATCCGTGTAAAGCTCTTCGGAAACGAAGTGAAGGAATTTGACGTACTCGGCTTTCATCGTTATCAACTGCAATGTAAAATATGGGTATAAAACTCGCAACCTCTCAGTCTGCGCTCAATAACTTTTTTCAGTCCGCTATGGCGATAATAAAGCAAGAAATCCTCACTGCTTATGCCAAGCTAGGAGAAGAATGTAATGCAAGGATAAGAGACCGCTCGGCAGAGGAAAGTTGGATAGACCATACAGGAAACCTACGAAGCTCCATCGGTTATGCCATCTTTGACTACGGAAGGAAACAAGTAGAATCAGCCTTTGCTTCCATAGGCAATGGTTCTAATGGTTCACAAGAAGGAAGACAAATGATAGCTGACCTAGCCAAGGAATACTCACAGGTTTACGCATTGGTAGTAGTCGCGGCTATGAACTATGCAGACTTTGTAGAAGCTAAAGAAAATAAAGATGTGCTTGCATCCACTGAGTTATGGGCTCGTTCCGTCGTTGATGGTAAACTAAAGCTCGCTGTGGATAAAGCTGTAAGTAGAATCAATCAGATAAAGCTATGAAATCGGATATTGATATTAAGGATGATGTGTACAACATTATCTCTTCTTCGAAATTAAAGACTGCTGTAACAGGTAGTCTTTGCAAGCGAGGAAGACCATTCTATGGAACAGGTACAACTGGCAAGGAAGATATTTGCATCTCAGTGCTAGCAAATCAAACCTCGCAAATCCAAGAAGCTTTTGTGAATGTAAACATCTATGTTCAAGATCAAGCTATCACAAAGAAAGGCAATACCCGAAAGGAAGAGAACACGGCAAGGCTCCGTGAGTTATGTCAACTATCTTTCTCTACCTTCGAAGCAGTTCATGGATCAGATTTCCGCTTGTCTATGAGTGAACAGAGGGTAATAGCTTGCGAGGGCACAAGTGAGCACATCATTAATAACAAATTATTGTATCAAACTATAAACGATTAAGATTATGTCAGTAACAACATGGGGAAAACCATCCATCTATGTTCGTAACCTTAGTGATGCTACAAACAACTGGAAGAAGCTCGACACTCCAAAGGAGGACACTACCCAGCTGAACCCTACCAAGGGTGATACAACAGAAGCTAAGGAGGAAGGTGGCGGTATTGTCGATTCAAAGACAACTAAGTCCACCTACGAACTCGTTTATCAAGAGTTCATCAAGAAGGGCTTACCTCAGCCATTCCCTACCATTGATGGACTTATCGAAGGAAACTACGCTATCGCTGTTCAGCCGGAAGATGCAGAGAACCCTGGCTGCTATATTGGCAATTCAACCGTCAGCGTAGAGGAATCATATTCTTCTGCGGATGGTGCTTTGATGCAGTACACCCACAAGGCTCTTGTGCCAGAGGGTGACGAGGTAGCAAAGACCACCAACAAGAAGGGTGAGACCGTATATTGTCAGTTCCGTTGGCGCATCATCACAGCCAAGAAGGCTAAGGGTAAGACTGATGAATATGTTCTTACATTCAAGCATCCTGCAGGTGCTACAGACACAACAACGGAGATAACTGTTCCAACAAACGGACAAACCGACGGTGACGTTTAAGGCAATATGTTGATTTCCTTTCACCCTTCAGCCGATTGAGGGTTATCAGTCGGCAACCTACCCAAGTAGCTCAGTTGGTTAGAGCGAGACCAAAGTCCGTCACATGAAATCCAGTTGGTCTTTAAAATGCTGGTTGAAAGACGCAGGTTCGAGTCCTGCCTTGGGTGCTAACAAATTTTATTGGCTTATGAAGAATGACATCGAAATTGGCGCTATTATAGCCATGGTGTTAACAGATACACCTCTAGGCATACAGGTAGGTAGAAGACATTTGTTTATCTACCCACAGACTTTAGGCAAGATGTATTTGACTGCTCCATTGATTAAGCAGCTAGGTATCAAAGATGATAACTTAAAGCTGAATCCCCTCATTGAAGCACTCCGTGTAGTAGAGGAGAATCGAAGTCTTTGCTGTAAGATAATAGCCTACCACACTCTTCAGAAGAAATCCGATATGCTCAGTTCACGCATATTGAAGGCAAGGGAAAACATCATCTTCAAGTTCTGTGATAACGATGACATAGCAACCCTTCTCATCACCATACTCTCAGATAACAAGCTTCACGACATCATCACGGAATGTGGAATAGACAAGGAAGCGGAGCGCATGGAGAAGATAAACCAAGCCAAAGACTCCAGCAATCAGTATATCTTTGGTGGAAGAACCATTTGGGGCTCTCTCATTGACGCAGCTTGCGAGAGATACAAGTGGACCCTTGACTATGTTCTGTGGGAAATATCATACAACAACCTCACGCTTATGATGAAGGATAAGATAACTTCCATCTATCTATCCGATGAGGAAAGAAAGAAGGCTCACATTCCATCAGCAACAGAAAAGGTCTTCAGCGGAGATAACAAAGAGGACCTCATGGAGCTGATCAGACAGAGCGAAGAGAATCCAATTTAACCTCCTTCACTAACAAGAACAAAGTAAAGAATAAAGGTTTGGGTGAGGAGGTGCACCTTTACGTAATTGACAGAATAAAAAAATGGCAAGTATCAAGTTTGACATAACAGGCGATAATTCATCCGTACTGAAAGCCTTTCGAGGGGTACAGGATGGAGTATCACAGACAGCAAGAGCAGTCGAGCAGCAGGGCCAGAGCATTGAGAACGTTTTCAATCGCATCAAGTCCGTTGCATCGATGGCTTTCGCTGGCTTTACGGCAAAGGAAATCATCAGCACATTGGGTACTGTCCGAGGAGAGTTTCAGCAGTTTGAAATTGCCTTTGAAACCATGCTCGGTAGCGGACAGAAGGCAAAGGGAATGATTTCGGACCTCGCCAACCTTGCTGCTTCTACACCTTTTGACATGAAGGGTGTGGTAAATGGCGCAAAGCAGCTCCTTGCATACGGATTTGCAGCCAATGAGATTACCGATACCATGAGAAGGCTCGGTGACGTATCAGCAGGATTGGGATTGAACTTGCAGGACCTCACATGGCTCTATGGTACCACGATGGTGCAAGGTCGATTGTTCACAAGAGACTTGATGCAATTTACAGGTCGCGGTATTCCTTTGACAGAGGAACTTGCCAAGCAGTTCGGAGTTACCAAGGATAAGGTTTCGGAATTGGTGACCGCAGGTAAGGTTGGTTTCCCCGAAGTTAAGAAGGCTATCGAAAGTCTTACCAATGAAGGCGGCAAGTTCGGTGGATTGATGGAAAAGCAATCTCACTCTATTACTGGACAGATAAGCAATATCCAAGACACCATCGAAATGGCTATTAATGACCTCGGCACACAGACCGAAGGCTTGATGAATGATGCTTTGGATATCACATCTAAGGTTATCGACCATTGGAAGGAGATAGGTGAGGTTATCCTTGCAGCCGCATCTGCCATCGGTCTTTATAAGGCAATGGCGGTAAGTGTAGCAGCCTTTGACACAGCAACAACAAATGCAGGATATGCAGCCGAGTTGTCAGCTCTTGAATCTTTGCTCCCTATGAAGGAAGAAGCAAAGAAGACGGACCTTGAAGAAGCAGTAGCCAAAGGTCAATTATCAGCAGCACAGGCAGAGCTGGTAGCATCTAAGCGTGAAGAGGTCGCGGCTTACGTTGCCGAACTACAGGCGCAGGCAAAAGCAAAGACAGATGCAGCCACCGCAGCCGCAGAGGAAGTGAAGGCATTGGAGAACAAACTTGCTATGCAGGACAACGAGGTTCAATCACTCCAAGATGCTTACGATGCCCTGGAATCCTATACAGATGGGCAGAAGGTAGAGACAGCAGAAATTAAACTCAACACTGCCGTTAACGAAAGGAATACCATCGCAAAGCAACTCCAAACGGCTAGAGAAACTGCTGCAACCGCAGCCACAGAAGCAAATACAGCAGCCAATACGGCTAACACTGCATCCCAAGGCTTGAATACCGCAGCTACCGCAAGAGACACCGCAGCCAAAGGAATATGGGCACAGGTCACCCTTCTCTGCAAAAGGGCACAGGACGCATGGAATGCTTCTATGTTCTCAAGTCCTCTTTTTTGGATAGCTGCCACAATCGCAGCAGTAACCTATGCCGTATATAAGCTTGCCACAGCTGAGACGGCACATGAAACGGCAGTAAGGAAATCCAATGAAGCATGGGATGAGTTTGATAACAAGGTCAAGGAACGTCAGCAGAATATCGAAAGCCTTATCAGAACTATTCAGTCTGAGACAGCTACAGAATACGAGAAGGCAGAAGCTTACCAAAAACTCTCCAACCTCGCACCTCAGTTAACGGAGCAATACTCACAAGCTCAACTAGCATCTGCCGATTTTGCTAAGACGCAGAAGGAAGTTGCCGAGAGCATGGATGAGTTGAAGTACGATAAGGCTGTAGAGGAAGTTGAGAAGTACCGAAAGAAGGTTGAGGAGCTTCAAATGCAACTCAGAGCAGACGCAGCCAATGGCGGTCAAGGTAGCATCGCTATCTCATTACAGATAAGCCAAGCCAAAGAAGACCTTGATCAAGCAGAAGAGAAGCTTTCCAACATCATCCAACTTCGAGACCAAGCAGCCGAGAACGCAAAGCCTATCGAAGTTCGCTTGCAAGAGGCACAGGAGAACGAAAGTGTACGTCAAGAAATCTTTGACTTCTATGACGAAGCAATCAATCTGGCCAACGATTGGCAAGCTGCCAACGAAACCATCAACTACGCCACAGGTGAGAGTAGATTGGATGCGTTCATCAATAAGGCTCAGAAAGAGATAGCAGGTCTTCGAGAAGACATCAAGAACAATCCTGCTGATCTGAATCTCCGCATGCAGGAGTCTGAGAAAACAAAGGTTCTGAATAACCTCTTAGCGATGAAGCGTAATTGGGCGGTCACTGGCGCAACGACAATACCTTTGGTTTTTAGGGCTCAATGGAATACAGCCAAACAATCCCTCAACCAAGCAAAAAAAAGAGCACAAGCGTTGGCTAACAATGGTTCTACGGAAACCTATCAGCAAGCTTACAACAGGACGCAGCGTGAATACAACGCAGCCAAGAGGAGGGTTGCTGCTATGGAGAGAAATAAGAGCAAATACACCGCCGCTCAGTACGAAACCGCCACCCAAAACTTGAAAGCAGCCAAGGATGCCTACTCGAAACTAGGTGGTAATGTAAGCGGAAGGGCAGCAAGAGCGGCAATTACAGCTCGTAAGACTCGCATTAAGGAAGAAAACAAGACTATCAAAGCCCAAGAGGATTTAAACAACCGCTTGAAGACTTTGCAGCAGAAAAATACAGATGAAACTATCTCCCTCATGCAGGAAGGCACGGAGAAGAAGCTTGCTCAAATCAAGAACGACTATGCCAAGCGCAATGCCGAGATTGACAAGCAGGAAGCAGAGTTCAAGAAGAAAAACAAGGAAGCTGGCAAGAAAGTAACCCTTACCTCTGCTCAGTCCAATGCCCTCAATAAGGCTAGAGACCTCGCTACCCAAGAGTATAACAAGAAGCTTGATGAGGTCAACAGGGAAGCCCTCACCTCTATGCGTGACTACTTGAAGGAGTATGGTTCTCTCTATCAGCAGAAGCAAGCCATTGCTGAGGAGTACGAAGATAAGATTGCCAAGGCTCAGACGGAAGGCGAAAAGCTCTCTCTTCAGCAGCAGAGAAAGAAGGACCTCCAAACCATCGAGATAAACGCTATCAGACAGAACATTGATTGGGGAAGCGTCTTCGGAGACTTCGGGGCTATGTTCAAGGACCAACTTGAGCCTACCATTGAGAAGCTGCAAGAGCTTTCAAAGAGTACAACAGATGTTAATGAGCAGAAGACTATACAGGAACTTATCTCCAAGCTACAAGGCTCTGCCACCATCTGGAATAGTGACATCTTTAAGAAAGTCTCTGACGACATCAACTCCTATCAGTCAGCAATGCAGGGCTATATTGATGCACAGGAACGAGAGATTGAAGCCACGAAAGCTGTCACCAAGGCGCAGGAAGACCTCGCCAAGGCTAAGAAGAGCGGTGACAAGACAAGTATCAGCAAGGCTGAAGCCGACCTCTCTAGAGCGCAGGGCGTACTTGCTACCGCATCTAACAACGTTTTGGAGTTCGGTTCGTCAGTTCAGAAGGCATCATCAGACTTGCAGACATCTGCACAGAAGGCAGTTTCTCAGTTCCAGCAACTTGAAAATGGTTTGCAGGGTCTCACATCGGGGTCGCTCAAAGGCATAGGAAACTCCATTCTAGGGCTTGACAAGCTTTTCGGTGGCTCTATGCAGAAGGACGTTGCCAACACTCTAGCAAAGGGCATCCAAGGGTTGCTCGGTAAAGATAGTGACGCAGCCAAATCTCTGACGAAAGCTTTAGGGGATAGCGGTATGGCAGGTGAAATAATCTCCGCAATACTCGGCATCCTCGATATACTGAAAGATGGCTTCGGAACACTCATCAGCAACCTCATGGACACGGTCTTTGGCGCAGTAACGGGCATCCTCGATGATGCTTTATCGGGTGACATCGTTATGAAGCCATTGAAGAGTATCGGGAACAACGTTTCTCATATCCTCAACACGCTTTCATTCGGTGGCTTTAATAGTCTGTTCGGTGGAGATGGAAATGCAAAGAAAGTCAATGACACCATCGAAAGGCTGACGGATAGAAATACCCTCTTGCAGCAATCCATCGAGGATTTGACTGACGCAATGGAAAATTCCTTTGGCTCCAAGGCAACCTCATACTACGAGCAAGCCTACAAGAATCAGCAGGAGACCAATCAGAACTACCTCGACATCGCAAAGGCACAGGCAAGCTATCATGGTTCGCACCACTCATGGAACGCTTATTGGGGTGGCTTCGGTAGTGACGAGATGGATTGGATCAAGAAGAACGTCAAATCAGATTTCAATGGCGACCTCTTCTCCCTCAGTCCAGAGGAAATGAAGCTCCTCCGTGGTAACGTTGCCATTTGGGAGCATATCGAGAACACTGGAAAGGGTAACTATGGTGGGCGTCTGACGGAGAAGTTGAATGACTACATAGACCAAGCAGGCAAGCTGGAAGAGTTGTCAGAGCAGTTCAAGGAGAACCTTACTCAGATTTCCTTCAGTGGAATGAGAGATAGCTTTTTGACGGACCTTATGGACATGAAGAAGGATGGTAGCGACTTTGCTAGCGAAATGGCAGATGATTTCGCAGAAAAGATGCAGAAGTCCCTTCTCTCTTTCAGTATGGAAGACCTTATCAATGGAGACTTGAAGAAACTCTACGATGATTGGGCAAAGGCTATGAAGGATAAAAACGGAAAGCTAACCAAAGAAGATGTAGATGCATTCTACAAGCGTTACGATGATATAGTCCAGGAAGGCTTGAAGAGACGTGACGAGTGGGCAAAGGTGACAGGCTACACTGGTTCCTCATCCTCATCACAGACCGCAACAAGCGGAGGATGGGCATCTATGGGGCAAGATACCGCAGACGAGCTGAATGGTCGCTTCACCGCCCTGCAGATTGCAGGAGAGTCCATCGCTCAGAACATGACTACCACCATATCACAGATGGAGAGCATCGTTACACTCGGAATCTCAACCAATGGCGCAGTATTGGAGATTAGAAACATGATGATTATGACAAACAGCTATCTCGAAGACATCGTGAAGTATTCAAAGCTCACCTATAATGACTTTGGGACAAAGCTGGATGACATGAACAGAAGATTAAAGGATATTTGACCTCTATAGGCTTTTCGCTCGTCAACCCTTACAACTATACTCAACAATAGAAAAAGCGGCTCACAGCGAATCCTATGAGGTTATTTAATGATTAAATAGTTATGCTTAAAGGACAACTTTACATAAATGGCAAGGATGCCTATCTTACGTGGGGCATATTTCTAGACGAAACCGCCCTCAGTGCGCTCATGACCCCTGCACCAAACAAGGAGTTCATCAGCAACAAGTATCGCTCAAAGGACGGAAAGTCGGTTATCAAGCACAATCCTAGATTGGATGAGAGGGAGATAACGCTGCCGTTCAATATGACCGCCAAGGACTCAGATACGTTCATGACGAACTATGCTAGGTTCTGCGAGGAGGTTCTTGCCAAGGGAGAGTTGGTTATCCGCACCCGATTTCAGCCTAATGTGTGGTATCGGTGCATCTATCTCTCCTGCACTCAATTCAGTCAGTTCATTCGGGAAATGGCAAAGTTCAGCCTAAAGCTCAACGAGCCAGACCCTAGTGACAGAGGTAAAACAAGTAAATACACAAGCTATGATTCAGATAAAGAGAAATAACAAGGTATTCTTCACACTAGAGGACTTCGGTGAGGGTTCTAAGCTGTCATATCAGCTTATGGACCACCACTACATCATCTTGAAGTTCACTACGGCTACTCCTATCTATTTCGAGATTGGGGACTCCGTGGAGATTCCCGACTTCGGCTACTTTGAGCTTACATCATCATACTTCCCTAAGCACAATGATAGTGATGGCTACGACTACGAAATGCAGATGGATGCCTACTATATGTCTTGGAAGAATAAGATTTGCAAGTATCGCCCTCAGCACGGAGCCAACGAGACCTCCTTCAACCTCACCACAACTGTAGGTGTACACATGAACGTTATACTCGGCAACCTAAAGGCACTAGGTCTTACGTATAATGGCAAGGATTTCTCTGTTGACTACACTACGTACAACAACAAGGCTTTCGATGTTCAGAAGAGATTCTTGATCGAGTACGGCTCCATCAGCATTCTCGATGCTCTCAACGCCATCTGTTCTGAAGACGCACTCAACTGCGAGTGGTGGATAGATGGCTCTATTATATACCTTGGATATTGCGAAATGGAAGGGCAGACAACATTCGAACAGGATGTTAATGTTCTGTCTATGTCCTATTCGGAATCTAAGTCAACTTATATTACGAGACTGTACGCATTCGGCTCAGACAGAAATATTCCGAAAGGATATTTCACTGGTGCCGATGCGGACGTCACTACCGATGGCGTAGCTACCGATTACCTCATGCTCCCTAACAAGGAAGTGGATAGTGATGGTTTCTACGCAAAGGATGGCTACCTGGAGAACGTGAATGTCGTGAAGAACGACAAGCAGGCTATCGAGGGTGTCGCGATGTTTGAGGACGAATACCCGAAGGTTGAATGCAGGGTCAGCAGAATCAAGACCTACGATAGCACTGTTGATAACGATGATGGAACTAAGACTACACAGACGTTTTGGCAGATTGGTTCAACGGACTCCTTCGCTGAAAGCTTTGAAGCTAGTTGGATAAAGAGCAACCTCACTCTAGGTATCAAGTTCACTAGCGGTGCCCTCATGGGTATGGAGTTCGATGTTAGTTTCAAGGTTATTGACAAGGAGAACTTTTTCGAGATAGTGGCTAACGACACCTACGGAAGAACACTCCCCGATAGTGTCATGTGTCCGAAGGAAGGTGATAGGTTCTTCCTGTTCAATTGGGACGCAACCAAGATTACAGATACGGACCTCATCCCTACTGCTCAGTTATCTCTGTTCGATAGAGCGAAGCAGTACTATCAGAAGACCATGATCAGCAATTCAAACTTCACCTGCACGATGGATGGCGACAAGTTCTACAATGATGGAATATACGATTACCATCCTCTCGGTGAACAGGTAAAGCTGATTAATGATATGTTTGCGCAGGTGGATGCGGATGGCAAGCACTACCGAAACTCTCGTATCATCGGAATGGAGATACCTTTGGATATCCCTTACGACCACCCTCAGTACACGGTTGGCGAGAAGGCAGCTACTAGCCGGTTGGGTAAGTTGGAATATAAGGTTGACTCCATTAAGGTGAATGGAATGCAGATAGGCGGCACAGGAAGCGGTAATGGTGGAGGTGTCTATGTCATTGGCATGAACGATACCACTCCTGCATCCGATAGTAACGTTTATTCTGCTAGACGCTCTAGGATGGAGTTTGTATCTAGGCTGCTGGATAACACCGCAAAGGGCACCATCACTTGGGAAAAGGTGCAGAAGTTCTTTCAAGGCATCATCATAGGCAATAACAACGCATACAGCATTGATGCAAATGGAAATGTAACCATTAACTTACTCAACTCTGCTGATTATGATGATGCAGCTCAATCAGGTTTTGGATTCTACAAGCGCAAGGATGGAAAGTACGTACTGAACGTCACAGACATCAGTGTTTGGGGCAAAGCATACTTCAACAACTTGACGATTCGTGAAACCACCTTCGTAGGCGGTAATCTCGTTTTTTCACCTTCGGCAGGTAAGATATTCGAGGTAAGAGAGATTTATAACGAGACCACAAATGAACTGACTGGTTGGAAGTGCTATCTGTTAGCAGACGATGGTACAACCGCTACAACGAATATGTTTGAGGTTGATGACCAAGTACGCTGTGAGACGTTCAACATCAAGGCTGGCGTATATGAGAATGTATCGAATAAGTACTATTGGCGTAAGATTACTGATGTGTCTACGGATAATGAAGAGATAAGGGATTCTAACAATAATATCCTCTATGACGGAAAGAAATTCGCATGGATAATTATTTCTGCAAGTGATAAGGCAGAAGGTAGTGATAACCCTGCTGCTGGAGACACAATCGTCATCATGGGTAACCGCACGGACACAAACCGAATGAGCTTCGTGGTTAAAGAAACCTATGGTGATAACGCTCCTCGGGAAGTTGGTTATACTAACGTCCACAGCTACACGCTCGGCAACGACAACCTTGTTTATGAGATAAGCCCGAAGAAGGTGCGGTTCTACTCTCAGTACTTTGAGATAGTAACCGTTGAGGGCTTACCTATTAAGACTATCAACTATCGTGGCGATTGGAAACAGGGCGATACCTACGTGTACTATGACCAAGTGACACATAACGGCACAACATGGCTTTGTGTTGCACCCGAAGGAACAAATGTAACGAGTGAACCTGCAAGGGGTAATGATTTCTGGAAGGCACAGAATGCCATACTTGATGCTACACTCAATATTACGCAGAGTACAGGAGAGTGGATAGACAAGGGCGAGACAAACCATGTAGAATGTTCCGTGATACGTGGTTTTGAGAATATTACAGACCAAGTAACATCGTGGAACATCGTGCGTGATAGTGGTGATGCGGTCAATGATGCGGCTTGGCAGAATAAGGATAAGGTCAAGAACTTTGATGGAACGATAGATATAGCATGGACGGATGATGATGATGACATCGGTGATTCCAATAGCTGTATCTTCACCATCACTGCTTTTTGGGGTAATAAAGTTGAACTAGCAAAAGGAACAATAAGCGTATGATGTATGTAATATTAGACAAGGTGCAAGCGTTGGGTCTCGGATTCAACCTGCATACCCACATAACTGCTCACGGCAAGATGATTCTCAACGAGAAGGAAATCATGATGAGCAACAATATTCAAGGTGATACCTTTGATGAGCGTGTTAAGAATATCGGTGGTAAGGCTATGACCGAGCAAGAGTTGGAACAATTTAAAAATACGGAGGAATAAAGATGGCAGAAACTAATTACTCAGTACAAGGTTGTGTACCTGTACGAAGACTTCGCAACAACGATTCTTTGTCAATTTCAATCGAGAGTACGCAGCCTCTATTTCAAGGCGTGGATGCCAACAATGACAACGCTACACCATTCCCTAACTGGGAGACTGATGATGCGGCTCGACCTATCCTTACTCCTGTGGTTAAGAGTGCGAAAGGTAATATCGTATCTCTCAGCAACCATCATTGGAAGTATGGTGATACTCTGCTTGTGTTTAGCGGAAGTACGAGCGGTACGTTTCAGCTTACAGGAGATGGCAAGTTCGGTATGGATGCAAACGGAAGGTTGAAGATATTCAAGAACCTTGCATCAAGCAGTTCTACAAGTTCTGATACTCTCACATATAGCGGTACGGCAAAGATTGGTGATAGCAGAACTCAGGACGTTAGCGGATTCGTCACAATTCTCATACAGCCGATGGGTAACAACTCATACATGGGATGGATAACCGCAAACCGCTCGATACTGACTGATGTTCAGAATGAGAATACGGCTACACTTTCGGCAAGGTTGTGGCTATCCACAACGGAACTTACCGACTTCTCTGTCAAGTGGAAGAACTCGGCAGGTGAAGTACTCGGAAGTGATAAAACCCTCACGGTTACTCGTGATATGGTGAGCGGCTCTACCCTCATTATTTGCGAGTTCTATCACAAGAATGCGCAAAACGCTTGTTTCAGAGCTGGCAAGGTGATGACCGATAACGCTGACGAATACGTAATTGTCGGGGAAGTATCAAACCTTATAGGCGATAAGGATGCTACGATAACAGGACGCATCAAGAATACAAGGACGAATGCTATTGTGACATCAGACAATGTTTCATGGAACGCTAAAGCCTACAAGGATAACAACGAGCTTATCAAGGAAGTAAACTCTAACGTTATCACAATCGCAAAATCTGAGAGCGACTATGGCGGTACAGAGCATGATGCTTATGTTCTGTTTACGGCAACTTGGTAAAAATAGGAGGAAAAAACTATGGCAACAAACAACGCAGTAAGAATAAGAAGGTCTTTCGCACCGCTCAATACGGCAAAATCAATCGTATGTGTGTCGGGCGGCTCTCCTACTACGCAGGTGTATAACGTGGCTAACAGCAGCTACGAGCCTAACCGAGCCAACACACCTTGCGTATTGCACCCAGACATCACAGCTGACGCAAGCGATGGTACGTGGAAGTATCAGCAAGCCAATGCGATACTTGCCAACATGGTGTGGCTCGTCAATGGCGAGGATATAAGCAAGGTGTGGGCAGCTTCGGACTATTCCATCAATCAGGATGGTGCTACACGTGGAGACCTTACCATATTCCGTAATGTAGCAGTAACAGAACGGTTTGCTTTGAGATTCAAAGCTGACATCGTGGATTATCGAACCAACGTCAATGTTCCTATCCTTACAGATGAGGTAGTTTTGAACACGGTTGCTAAGAGCGATGATGCTTATTCAATGGCTATTGATGATGATGAGACTATCATCTACAATCCGATGTTAGATAGATTGCTTCTGTACGACTACAAGGTAGCTCATAATATGATAGCTGCATCCGATGCTGTTAGGAATGCTTGTATTGACGAGAAGGCTTATTTGAGAAAGATTCCTCTCCATATCTACAAGGGAGCAAAGAGCATTACTTCTGGTTACACTATTAAGCTATACAAGATGAGCGGTTCTTCGATGACACAGATAAGCGTAGGAATGAATGAGGTGGTCGCAATCAGTAATAACTATATCACGCTCGACCTTAGACTGATTGATTCGACCTCATACGTGATTAGGGCATTTGTGGGAGATACGGAAGTATGCAACAAGCAAATATCTGTCTCCCGAACTTATCCTAAATATAGCGTGTCGGCAGGGCAGAATGTTGATATATCTCCTGGAGTTGATAACCGACAGCAGATTGCTCTTGTCAATTCAGAAGGTAACATCGTGGAATGCCCTGCTAATGTTCTAAAACTCAATTGGAGCACGATTGCACAGAATGCAGGTGCGACAACGACAAGACAATGGCAAGAAGGCGATACGGCAATCTTCAATATCTCTGATACAGGACTTGGCGAAACCGCTGATGATGAGTTGGAGATAAGATGTGATGCTGAATACAAGCCAAGCTTCGATTTCTTCTCTGATGGTTCTGAACCTCTCGTTGATGAGAATGGAGAATACTTAATTGGTAACTGATTTAGTAACATAAAAATAGCAAAATATGAAAAATCTTGCAACAGTAGCATCGGTATCATCAATGGTTAAGGGTGATACCTTATTGATAGAGGTTGGCGGCTCGCTCAGACGTATCAAGCTGTCTGATTTGGCTAACTCTATCAGCACTAACCAGCTTGACCTCTCGCTTATAGCTTGGGGTACTTATCTCAAAGAAACAAGTGATACGCAATGGGGAGTTTGCGGCAACCAGACGAAGTGGAATGAGTTCAAGTCTTCGCTCGGTCGATACTTGCTCACTAACGATGGAAGAATGGCTAAATTGTCTCGCAGCAACTCTGCTATATTCGAGGATGGCACAACCGTTGATGAGAGCAAAGGTCATATTATGTTCCATACCCCTCATCGTCTCTACTATCTTGTGAAGTACGATGCGTCAGCAGGATGCAACATTCTGTGGGGTTCTACTTATCCTATCTCTGAGCATTATATAGACCATCCTACCTTTGGCGCATATATGGGTAGTATTGTTAGCAATAAGCTTGTAAGCCGTAGTGGACTTGGCGTTTCAAACAATATATCAATCAGTGAGTTTTTTACTTATGCCCATAATAACGGAAAGAACTTCGGTCTGCTCGACTATGAGACATTGAAGATTATCCCTATGCTCGTTCTGTGGGAAAGCGGAAACAGCAACGCACAGGCTAAGTTTGGTTGTGGTCCTACTGGTAGTACTAATACATGGGATAAGGTTAATGGTCTTGCAACGGGTGCGACAAAGAGCCTTGGAGATAACAATGGTAAAATCAGCTTGGCAGAATTGACAGGAAACGCTGACGCATGCCATGTGAACCTCTTCGGTATCGAGAACCCTTGGGGATGGTTCTGGCAGATGATACAAGGCATTTACTTCGGTAATAGCGGTAATAGCGGTCAGACTGGTTCAGAAGCATTCGTATACAAAGGTAACAGAATGCCTTCTGATTCCGAGATTAAAGCGCATCCTGTCGGAGATTATCGCACATTCACACGAAATATAAATAGTGGATGGGTATTGAGCCTTGTCCTTGGAGACTTCTTCGACATCATGCCAAAAAATGTTGGTGGTGATAATAGCGCAAACTACTATTGCGACTACTCATGGGCAAACAGCACGGGGCAGTTGCTCCTCTTTGGTGGTGGCGCCTGGGATGCGCTTCGCTGCGGCTCGTTCTGCGTCGCTTCGGATCTCGGCTTCGGCAATCGCTATGCGCGCTCCGGTGTGCGTCTCGCTTTTTACGGAAATCCGACATACGTAAACGGCGCAGACCTGTAGGGTCTGCGCTACCCGATGTGGAGCTTGCTCCACCGAAGCAAAAATGGTGATAAGAAAAAAAATAAAATAAAAGGTGGCGAGAGACATTTTGCTCCTCTTTGGTGGTAACGCCAGGAATGCGCTTAACTGCGGCTCGTTCTACGTCAATTCGAATAACGACTTCGGCAATCGCAATACGAACTACGGTGTGCGTCTCACTTATTTATAATCGCTGAATCAATAGTCTGTCGTGTATGGATATATGAAGAAACGAGTCTCTCAAACCTTGACGTGGGCTTTCAGCCTAGTCAGAAAATAACAGCGGAAAGGCTCTCTGTATTCGCTGAATGGAGAGCAAGCGTGGTGAAGTAATCGGCTCAGTTGTACGAGCAGAACAAAGTCACGGGCAAAGCGGCAAAAAAGCAATAGGCTTTAAATATAAAACGCAATGACAGCAAAGGTAAAGAATCTGATGAATGAACTCGTAAAGAGGGAAACATTGGAGCAAGGCGGTGATGATGCCTACAATGCGTTAGATGATAAGAATACGTGGTTTGCAAGGAGATATATCCGAGATAAGGACAATATTATCGACCGCATACAGAATATGCTCATCCTCGGCATTTATCCTAAGAAGGAATATAAAGAGGTTGACATAGTATCAGAGAATAAGGCAAGAAAGATATGCCCTATGCACTTCGACCCTTGGAACGTTCTCTTCCATGCCATAAAGATAGTGCTAGAACCTATAGTAGAGCGAGTGCTCATATATGATTCAAGTGCTGGCAGAAAAGGTAAAGGTCAGGTGTTCGGTGCATTGAGAACTCAACGAGCTATCAGAAGGCATCCGAAATGGGTTTATTATGGGCAAGGAGACCTCAGAAAGTACTATCTGACAATACCTCATCCTGTTCTGCTTATGATACTCAGGCGATATGTAGACGATGATTTGTTCATCGAGCTTATAGATGAGACCATGCTCGATTATTCTGTAGATATAGAACCTCTGATGCTTGAAGAATATGAGCGTAAGCAGAAGTACTGCATTTGGGCAGACAAAGGTGGAATAAAGTATCTAGGGTGTAAGCGTGGTGTAACGCTCGGCAATCCTATCGGCCAGATGTTAGGTAATCTCGCTTTAAGTCTGGTAGACTATGCTATGGTTCATATCGAGCATGCAAAAGGGTATCATCGGCATTGTGACGATATTACCTTCTTCGCTGAAACAAAGGAAGAAGCTGTTCGGTTGCTCGGAAGATTAGACTACTGGTGTAACCAATATGGTCTCTGTCTGAAGGCGAGCGGTCATGTAGCAGAATTGCATGACGAAGAGAAATGTGTAAAAGGAAGATGCCTAGACTTTGTCGGTTATGTATATTCTCGCAAGAACATGAGGATGCGCAGACGTACAAAGGTTAAGGCTGCAAAGGCTTTCAGTAGAGTAAAGAGCCGTAAAAGGCGGCGGGAACTTATCGGAGCTTATTGGGGAATAGCAAGATGGGGCAAGTGCAAGCATCTTTGGAAGAAGATTGTCGGAGACTACCCCGAAAATTATAAACAAAATTTTAAAAGTAAAAAGAACATGAGTTTCAAGGATATAGGAATTGTATCACCGAAATACTCGGTAGACAAAAACGGAAAGCGTATATTTTCCGTACAGGAATACAACCAAGCCCTATTGTGCCAGAATCACACCATCATCAACATATTAGACTTTGAAGATGATGTAGAGGTCAATGGAAAGGGCGGTCGCTGCTGGGTTCTGTACGAAATGAAAGATAGCCCAGGAACAGAGTATAAGTTCTGTACTTCATCAAAACTCATAAGGCAGAAACTTATGAAAGTAAGGGAGAAGAATCTTCTGCCAGTCAATGACACATTCCTGTTCAGAGTAGACAAAAGTGGCAGATATACTTATGATTTAGATTAACAATTTTAAATTATCAGATTATGAAGATACAATGCACAATGGCAGTATTGCCAAAGGATAATGTGAAGGTTTCTGTTTCAGGTAACTACCTTCAAGTAGCTTATGATTTTGTTCGTATCGAGCAGAAAGCGGATGATGCGAATGATAGTATGCACATGGTGGTAGAGAACTCTTGCCAAGGCGAATACATCGAGCTTCGTGGCGGCATCCGCAGCTATGATGCAATATTGTCAGCCATCATCGAAGACAAATACCCATCTGACAAGATGGATGCCATCCGCCTTAATTTTGAGTTGGCTCAGAATAGTGCTGTGGCATCTATTTCCTTGGATGACAGCAAGCGTGAGGAGTATATTGCAGAGTATAAGGCGATGCAAGAGTGGCGCATCCACGCAAAGGAGATAGCTCGAAAGGCTGTTGACTTAATTAACAATGAATTGAAATAATCAAGAAAGGAGGTATACTATGTCTGGACATAGTGCGCAAGGTGTTGTAAGGGTAAGCCGCAAGCCTAAAACAGCAAGTGAGACGGAGATTGTTCGTCTCATTACTGCTACTAATGAGAGTACGCCTATCGGGAACTTCTCTCAGTTGGTTAAGGATTTGGCTGCGGCAGGTATTGTTATTAGCGGAAATCAAGTTGCTATTAAGGGCGATAAGGTAACTATATACAATAAAGATGAAGTTGCTCTCTTTGCCCAAGATGGCAAGCTCAATGCTAACCTTATTGATGCGATAAATATCGTAACACAGGCACTTCAAACTGGAACTATCAAGGCTGGAGATGCTGTAATCGAAAATCTGAAAGCTAGCAACATCAATTTGTCTGGTTCTTTTCGTAGCCCATTTGTGCCTGCTGGTGGAGGTTATGAGAGCAAATTTGCTGATAACATATCTCTCGTAACTCGTAAAGGTACTTTGGATTTACATATTAAATCAACTGGTCTAGACCAAGTTGGTAGAGTCGTACACCTTACCCATTTCAGATGGAATATTCAAGATGCAGACTATGGTAATGTCTATGTAGATGTACCAGAGGGTTTTTTTATCTATGAGAATGGTGTTGCTTTCCAAAAGATTAGAATATCTAGGGAATGTGTTACATTACTAGGGTTGGGCGATGACAAGAATTTCTTCGGTTGGTGTGTTATAGGCAGATGCGATTTAATGACTAACCGAGCTTATGGTAGAAACAAAAAAGTTCTTGCTTATGGTAGGGTGAATGGAACTTCGTCAAGTGCAAGCATTAAGTATCGCACATTCGATGGGTCTACACTCAGTGTAAATCGTCTCAGTACGGGGATATATGAAATCATAGCTCCACGCAAATGGTTTTTAAATAAGGAAGATGGCTCATTAGACCTGGAGACTGTGTTTGTAACTCTTACAGGCATTGGTTATAGTTATGATGATAATCAAAAAGTCTCTCCTATTAAGGCAACTTTTTGGGGAGCTAGTAGACGCAATATATTTGGTGTTGACATTGAAACCGATATTTGCATAGAGGTACATACATCTGATGATGAAACAGCTAATGATGGTAGTTTCAATTTTGAAATTTCTAATTTCGATGATTTTGACTATTTAGAAACATAGGTAATTAAAAATATCACGATTATGAACAGATTAAGAGCATTCTTGAATATTTTCTCGGATGGCTGGTGATACAGATAGCGTAGATTTCAAGGCGGTTCACTACACAGTGACCGCCTTATTCTTTTCTCGTCCGTCAGGGAAGTGTGTTGCATTGAACTTCTCTATAGGCTCTAATATCATGTCAGCGAAATATGGAGCATCAGAGCCACCGAAAGATGGAATTAAATCACTAAGATAGCCATATCTACCTTTTCTTCGTTCCTCCTCTGCTTGCGTTACTAGACCTTTCTGCATTATAACAGCGAAAGGAAGTTTGTTGAAATCATAGATACCATCTATCCAGTCGTTAGGGTGCGGATTACACTTGTGCTCCAACTCTCGCTCTCCAGGAGTTGATGGCAATCTACTGCCACCTACTAGGTACATCATTTGATTTTCGTATGGTTCTAACTTTTTCATAATCTTAATGTTTTAATTTCTGCCGCAAAGTTACGAAAAAAAATCTGAAAGCGCAATGTTTCCGTTACCAAAAAACGATAAAATGGTAACAAGAATTTGCTAGCAGAACTTACAGATTGTTACTTTTCGCAAAGTTTAACACAAAAATATTCTCATTTTCATCAATTTTGTGCAGAAAACTGTATCTTTGCACCACATTTAATTTGTAAATCGACCTAAAAATCAACGAAATTATGACAAAAGAAGATGAAGGCAACCTGTTAAAGTGGTTGCAAGACAAAGATGTCAGCGAGGTTATGGACTTGCTGATGAAACATGGTAATCGGTATAGCAGAAGGATATTGAAGTTCTTCCGCTGGTTCTGTAAGTACGTTCCAATAATTATTATGTGCTTACACGCATACGGAATGTGGGATTTTTCGCAGCATCCTAGAGAAATGTTTATCCCATACGCAGAAAATGCACCTTGCTATCTCTACATATATTTCATGGTTTACGTCCTGCCGATGGTGACGATACTTGCAAGTAGATTTTTCTTCTTGTGCCAGTGGTATCGCATTCCATTTATATACTTCTTAGGCATCAATGCGGCTCATATTGTAGAGTGGAGTTGGTACACAACTAAAGATATGGTGGATTCATGCTTTACGGTCATGGTCGTGACAACTATATTCTATTTGTATAACTTTGCTAGAATGTTTGTTAATGATACGAAACTAGGACGTAAAATTTGTGCATAAGATATGGGAAAGATATTAAGTTATAAGTTGCTAGGTACAGCTTTGAAGTCGTTGGCTGACGCTTGCTTTAAAGCTGACGAGCAACAGCGAAATGGTGAGGTCATCACCGCTTGCGGAATGAGTGATGATGACCTAGATAGATTATGTGACATCATCCCCGATATGCTCAATCCGATGCTATCTACCGAGGAAGTCAAGGAGAAGCTTCACGTTTCTGATGCAACATTGAATCGTATGGTCGCTAGAGGTGACATCCCGAACGGCGTTTGCAAAAAGCGTGGGCATACCCGATATTTTAAGAAGTGGGATATACTACACTACATAAAGAGTAAGAGAGGTAAGTGATTGCCTCTCTTTTTTATATGTTAGAATAAAGTTTTGCACTTTTTCGTGAAATCTATTTGATGATTAAATATTTTGTTGTATATTTGCAGCGTTATTGTTTAATCATCAAATAGTTATAGTATGGCAGATAGAATTAAAGATATTGTTGTAGGCGTAGTTCTTGCACTCCTCGCCTATCTTAAACCGATTGAAGGCGAGTTGTCTTCGCTTATGATCGTCTTCACCCTCAACTTTATTTTCGGTTATCTTAGTGGCATGATTGCAAAAGGAGAGAACTTCGAGTTGAAGAAAGCAGTTGTGTGCATCGGTCACGCTACCGTGTTCTTCGTTCTTTGCGCAGCAGTATATGCAATCGGGCGATTCAAAGGACAGATGGAAGGCTCGGTCCAATGCGTTTCCTTTATCTCGTACCTAGTATTATGGTTCTACGGATGCAATATTCTTAAGAACTTGAAACAGATTTTCCGAAAGGGAACACCACCTTGGTATGTAGTGAGTTTCCTCTATTATCTCATGCGCTTCAAATTTATCGAGAAGATTCCATATTTGTCAGACTATCTAAATTACACGGAAAAGGAGGAAAAGATATGATGTTAGCGATTATTATGGTGGCAGCTATTATAGTAAGCATTATTGTATTTGGCTGCATTATTCAAAGAAATGATTATAGCGAGGAGGAGAAGTAAACATGGCTGATTCTAGTAAACTCGTTCCGTTTATCCTCAGTTGGGAAACGGACAAATACACAAATAACAAGAAAGATAAGGGCGGTCCAACAAAATACGGCATCACCCTTGCTACCTGGAGAAGAGTCGGGTATGACAAGAATGGTGATGGTGTTCTTAATGAAGAAGACGTAAAACGCCTTACTGAGGAAGACTTTCATCGAGTTTTCAAGCAGAACTATTGGAATGCTTGCAAGGCAGATAAAATACAGGATCAGAGCGTAGCCAATATGCTAGTAGACTTCGCTTATAATAGCGGAGTCAGCAAAGCGGTAAAACATCTGCAACTTGTATTAGGTATCACAGCAGATGGTATTATCGGTAATAAGACGCTGTATGCCATTAATAAATCCAATGGAGAAAGATTATTCGAAGCCTTCAAGAAAGATAGAAAAGCTTATCTAAAGAGAATTGCAGTCGGTGACCAGAAAGGTTTTCTTAAAGGGTGGCTTCGCAGACTTAGCTACATTACGTATTTTAATCTAAAATTGAATAAATGATGAAATGGTATGATATAAGATTTTGGAAATGGGCAACCATTACCCTAGTGGTAGGTCTTGCGCTTGTTTCTGTCTTAGGGTGCAGCACTCCTAGAGCAGTAACTACACAAACCTTCATCACAGACAAGCAGAGTGAAAAGAAGTTCGATTCCCTCTTCACTACCCGATTGTCTTATGCCTTCGAGCAATGGCAACATATCCAAAAGCGAGAAACAGAAAAGGCTACAAAAGATAGCAGCTATGTAAAAGATAGCACAGCAACCCGATATGATGCGCAAGGGAATAAGATTGGTGAAGATCGTTTTCATTACGAGAGTCACTATTTATTTGAAAAGGAACGAAGAATGCTACTCGATACCATCAGTATATATAAAGCATACAAAGATAGCTTTATATATTACAGAGAAAGATGTGACTCATTATCAAAGATTGGTACCTCTCAGTTCTATAAGATTGACACTCCTTCTATAAAAGAGAAATCTCTGTCAAGTATGCAGAAGATATTCTTAAAAACGGGGCAGATGTTTTGGTTCTGCTTTATACTCATAGTTATGTACTTATTATATATATCAAGGAAGAAAAAGAAATGTTCTTAGAAAAGTTGTTTAATTAAGGTTTTAAGATTTATTTTTGGATAACTAGGGCGACTACTCGTGATGAGCGGTCGCCCTTTTTGTTTGCAAAGTAAATTCTTCCGTTCTAAGAGGATTAAAAATGAGTCTACCTACTATCACTATAAACCGCTGATTTAGAGCCACTAACAAAAACCATGATAGCCTTATAGCTTATTTCAAAACAATTTTCTAACTTTGCACACGTAACGTTACAAATAGTGTTAGTTAACATAGGTAATTTTAAAGATTGTAAAAATGGAGATGACAGATGCAAAAGTAGTAGAGAAGAAAATCTACGAAGAGGGGAAAAAGCATGATGATTATGCTTCTAAGGCAACAGGTAATGCTGGTCTGACCCTTGGAATCATCGGCACAGCACTCGGTGCTGGTGCTTGGTTGCTTGGCGGTAACAACCGCAGCGTGTTTGGTTCACTCGGTGGCGGCAATATGCCTGAGAACGTGAACATCAACGCTTATGGAGCTAACGCAAGTTCCAATCAGCCAACCGCATTGCAGGTAATGGAGAAGGAATGCGATGATGAGGTGAAGTTGCTTACCTACATGTTCGGTATGAAGCTCGACACCGCTAACAAGTTCTATGCTATGCGTGAGACAGATGTTGCCGAGAAATTCGGTCTTTACAAGTCGCAGGTAGATGCTATCAACGCTGAGAACCGCCGTGCAATGCAGGCTGAGTTCGGTTTGTATAAGTCTCAGATTGATGCTGACTTCGGTTTGTACAAGAATCAGAGAGACCAGTACGATGCGTTGCAAGCAAAGTATTGTGACCTTGACAAGAAGGTAGCCGTTATGGAAGCCCTCACTCCTTACAAGGAGAAGCTGATGATGGCTTACGTGAACGAGAAGACCTGCAACTGCTTGCGCGGTCAGTTGGTACTCCCATCTACGCCAGTAATTTCTGGCTACGGCAGCTATTGCTGTAACGGTACTGCTCCTTCCACGCCCACTACAGGAGCGTAACAGAGCAGTAAGGAAGTCGATTAGACGGACTAAAAAGAAATGAGTTGGTGAGGGGTGTTTGCCCTCGTTGGTGGATGCCCTCTCACCTCTCTATAATATATCACCAACTTTAAAGATATTGATTGTTATGATGAATTTTGGAAACAGCCCATTATTGGATATGGGTACAAGTCAGCAGCAGCCGCAGATGATGGATGCCGAGCTACAGAAGATGTACGAAGCAATACAACAGAAGCGAGCATCTATCAATATGCAAGCGCAGCAGTCACCCACCCCACTATGGGATGAGATAGACAAAATTGAAGACAATCTTACAGGCGCCCAACGTCAGTACTTGATGCAGAATCAAGAATACGTCAATAGCTTGCAATATGTGTCTAAGCTAGTGCAAGACGAGGAATTGCGCATCATACGCCCTCGTATCGAAAGCACTCAGCAAGGGCAGGAAGCATTGAAGAAACATTTGTCTTTGATGCAACGATTGAGAAAAGAAGTAGCGCAAGCAGAAGAACAGAAAACTGCTATGCTTAACGACTACATGACAAATCATAGTGACAAAACTTGGCAAGAGTATCTTGCTATGGTTCAAGGGACAAAGAAGGGAGGAACTAAGAAATGAATGTAACAGAATTGAAAGAGAAACTGCTGACATCGCTTGACACATGGGCAGACGCAAGAATTAGCGACATGGTTAAGGAGAACCCTTCATTGGCTATTCCATCGGTTTATATGAAGCGAGCATCACACAACATTATCGCTAAGAATAAAGAAAAATGGGGCAAGAGCATTGATAATGCTACCCTATTCATTGCCGATGAAGACGGAAATATTAATACTGATACCATATTCTCAGACCTCATGCAGATGTTGGAGAATATAAGCGACTATGAGTTTGATCTTGGATTCATCAAGGGTCGCATTGATGATGGTGTTATCGCAATCGACTTGCCAGATAATATCGTAACAACCATACTTTTTGGCAGCAAGAAGAGTATCAGCTTCGCAAAGGAAGACTTTGAGGAGCTTAAGAATCTGCTAACAGCAGAATCATAACAAACACAAATTCAATATAATATGGAAACAAAAGACATTATGAGTAAGTTTGATGAGCTGTACGGAATGATGGCTTCATCTACTAGCGTGAAGTATATGCGCACATTTGGAGACACGATGCGGTGCATGTTGAAGGATATGTCAGCGAAGCACCCAGAGCTGGCGCAAGAGTATCTTGATAAGCTGTGCGCAATAAAATGGAAGAATTATCTCACCAAGAAGGAAGCTTCTGAGATTGTGGACGGAATGAACCCACCGGCAACCTGGGACATGCAGACGTGGATCAAAGCAATGAATGGGCTAGGACTTGTAACAGAGGAAAAACCTTACTACAATGATTACGCTTTGTACGTCGCGATGAATCAGGTTGTTAGCGACCATGGATGCACGATTGCTAGAATCCTGGATAAAGAAGACGTGAAAGATATTGATACTGAGCATCTAGTTAAGTACGCATATAGCTTTGCTATCGACCTGTTAAAGGACAAGGATGGCGTGTACGACATCAGAGAGTATTTTCTAAAATAAGATAAAGTATGACGGACATTAAATTAATGGTGGATGCTGCAAGGCAGCTAAACCAGACTTGGAATGAATGCAGCAAGAATGCTGAGGAAGAAAGCACACCCGAAGTGTATAACGCTATGTGTGATGTTGATGAAGCAGTTATTAATCTCGTAGAAAAAATCAGCCTTTGCTTAAAGGAAAAAGCAATCGTTGATATGTATGGTGTTTCTGAATTATCAAAAACACATAAGGCTATCATAAAGAGAAACGATATATAGAATAATCAATATAAAATAAATTTACTAAGCTTCAATGGTGTTACATAAACAACTGATTAACAATAAGTTGTCAAATTAGCTATAGTTAACACCATTGAGGTTTAGTTAAGTTAACCAAAAGTTAAATCTTTATTTTAAGCCTATCTAAGACCGCACATTTTCTTACTTATATATCTACATCAACCACAAAAAACAGCGCAATAAGCTAGAAATCAACTATTTATATCCTGTCTCTTATACACATCTGACGCTGCCGACGACGGAG